AAGAAAAAGGTTACCAATGGATTCCTATTCGGGTAAGAAAAAAGAAAACAGCGGAATATAGAGCTGGTAAAAATAACTTTGGTAATGCTTACCATGTTGCAAATAGTGTATGGCGTTCTATTCATAACCCAGTAACAAAAGTGATGATTAGATCTGGTATTAATATACCATCGCAATTGGTAGAAGATGATGTATATTATAATAGAAAAAGTGATAGTACTATTACTCGAGCAATGAGAGATTTTCATAACTTATTTGTAAAACGAATATTAATATTAAGTGTTGCTAATAGAGGTGATACTTTAATTGATATGACTGTTGGAAAAGGAGGTGATTTTCCAAAATGGATTGCGGCAAAATTATCATTCGTCTTTGGATTAGATATTTCAAAGGATAATATTCAAAATAGAATAAATGGCGCTTGTGCTAGATTCTTAAATTACAGAAAAAAATGGAAAAGTATGCCATTGGCATTATTTGTTTCCGCGAATAGTGGTTTAAATATTCGAGGTAGAAATGAAGATGGTGATTGTCCTGCTTGTTTTACAGATAAAGGTAAACAAATCACGAAAGCCATATTTGGGGAAGGTCCAAAAGACGAAGCATTATTAGGAAGTGGTGTATATAAACAATATGGCAAAGGAAAAGATGGATTTCATATTGTATCAAATCAATTCTCTATTCATTACTTCTTTCAGAACAAAACTGTTTTGAATGGGTTCTTGCGAAATGTGAGTGAATGTTGTAAAGTAGGTGGTTATTTTATAGGAACCAGTTATGATGGAACCAAAGTATTCCGTGCATTGGAAGATAAAGAACCGGGTGAAAGTATTAAAATTATGGTAGGAGAGAGAAAAATGTGGGAGATTACAAAACAATATGACAGTGATACTTTTGATAATAATGAATCATGTTTAGGTTATCAAGTAGATGTGTATCAAGAATCTATTAATAAAGTATTTCCAGAATATTTGGTAAATTATGACTATCTGATTCGCATTCTCGAACAATATGGATTTGCACTACTAACCGTACCAGAGTGTCAAGAATTGGGCGTCCCAACATCTATAGGCAACTTTAATATACTATTTAAAGAGATGCAACATCGAATTAAAAGTAGACAATTGCGCAAAGCTGATATTGGGACAGCACCAAACATGACCTCTGATGAAAAGAAAGTATCATTTCTAAATAAATTCTTTATATTTAAGAAAATACGCGATGTAGATGCCGAAGCAGTTGAAAAAATCCAATTAAATTTAAATAAAGACCAACAAAATGAAGTTGGTGAAACAAATAAAGAATTAGATGAAGTTGTTAAAAAAGTAGATGGAGATAAACCTCGTGTTAAGAAGTTGGGAAAAATAAAATTAAAAAAAGCAACAGTTGGTACAAGTAAACCTAAAATTAAAATCAAGCGTCCTAGAATCAAGATTAAAACGCCTAGCAAAAAGGATACATAAATATGTCTTAACAATGAAATTGATATAAATATATTTTGATTTATATCAAGTAATATGACATATTACACATTACCCTTGGTAACAGGTATCATAAACTCATCAAATTTTAAATTAAAATTCAACGACACTAATATAGAATGGATAAATAAAACACTTGCGAAATATCTAAATCAAATAAAAGGACAAATTGATAAACATAGTGAAGACTGGGATAACATCAAGAAATATACGAATCCATATGAATATATACATACCTGCTATCCTAATAGTAAATATCCTATTAGTAAATTGAAACCATTATCACGTGCATTTTTCAAATTTATCGAAATGGCAAATATTTTTGATATATTTGCACAGTATAACAGGTCCATTCGATCTTTTCATTTGGCAGAAGGCCCTGGCGGCTTTATTGAAGCGATACAATTGATGCGATTAAACAATGATGATACATATTATGGAATGACATTAATCGACAGAACAAATACAAATGTGCCGGGGTGGAAGAAAAGTGAAAACTTCTTGGATAAACATCAAAATGTTATTATTGAATCTGGTGCAGATGGCACAGGTAATTTATATAATCCAGAAAATTTTAATTATTGTGTTGAAAATTACGGTAATTCTATGGATATAGTAACAGGTGATGGAGGATTTGACTTTTCGATTGATTTTAATAAGCAAGAAGAGTTAGCATTTCGTCTAATACTATCACAAGTAGCTTATGCCATTGGATTACAAAGATATGGTGGAACATTTATATTAAAAGTTTTTGATACATTTATGAAACCGTCCATTGATATCTTGTATGTTTTGGCTGCATTTTATAAAAATGTTCACATTATAAAACCTCAAACAAGTAGATATGCTAATTCTGAGAAATACATTGTTTGCATGGGTTTCAAATACCATAACACATCCACTATAGCACAAAAATTACATAGTATTATCAGCGTATTAAATAATATGAATCTTAAAACTGTGTCCATATCTACTATTTTAGACATACCTATAAATCAACGATTTATTTCCAATTTGGTAGATATAAATGCCATATTAGGTCAGCAACAGATGGAAAATATTCTTACAACATTGAGATTTATTGAGAACAAAGAAAGAAAAGGGGAGAGATTAAATCAATTAACTACAAAAAATATCCAAAAATGCATAACTTGGTGCACAAAAAACAAAATCCCTCATCATAAGACAACTAATTCGGGCAATATATTTTTGGGAACTTCTACTGTTAAAAGGTTTTATAAAAAATAATTATTCTTTTTTCAACTTTAACCACACTTCTTCATTGATAGATACGGCTAGAAGACCTTTTATTCTTCTTTTTATCTCTGGAAATGGAATATTGACAATTATTCTATTTCCTTCAGCTATATAGGTTTTAAATAAACCATATAATTTTTTGATAGGTTCGTATTTACTATCTAAATCTAATTTGCTCAATTGTTCAAGGATAGTTTTAACTTCTTTTTGTCTCTCTTCTTTGGTTCTGTAAATAATCTCCTTTTTGACTTTCTTTCTTTTACTTTTTTTATTATTGGTCATTTATTATGATCAATGATAAAAATTCAAGAGATTAAACTTGGCAAAGACTGTTGATTTCTATATCTACGCCGCGGCATTCCGTGTAACCTCGATTGTCTATTGTCATTAAGATTTCTTTCTCTATTTTGTCTTGGTACTTGTCTATTAATAACTGCATATCTCGAAGGTCGTCTATTTGCCCCAAACCCTATCGAAATTCGTCGTCTACAAATGGGACAAGTTTGTCTGGTAGCATACCATCTGGTTATACAAGCTAAATGAAATTTATGCTGACAATTCAGAATTTTAGGATTATCATCTAAAACATCCAAACAAATCGTACAAGTAGGACGCGTGTTAATATTTGGTAAACGACGGCGATGTGTCCTCATTGTTGGTGATGTGTGTGGTGGTTGAACATTGCCGTACTGATGACTAACTAGATTCGATGGATAATTAGCTGTAGGTGATGTTATAGGTGAATTATAATTAGGCATGTCATCATCTCTAATATTAGCTCGTCTGGCAAGTCTGGCTTGTGCACAAGCCATCATTTTAATAATATCTTTTGATGCGAAAGTGTATTCTGCTTTAAATCCTCTACAATTTAATTCTCCCTTTACACACCCTGTACCAGTATAATTAATTAAAAAATAATAGTTGCCAGGTGGTAACCACTGACCAGCAACATCATATACATTTGTTGTAGCACTAATATTTGTTTTTATAGAATCTCGTAATAATTGCAAATCGGTAGACATAAGTACTTATACTAATACTTAATTTTCTGTTTAAACCCCGATTGTTGAATATATGATATGTACGGGCCAATTAACATTTTAATAAACCGATATGTATCTTGTGCAATGCTTTTCTCCATAAACTCGGAAAACTTTTGTTGTGAAGCATTCAAATTATATTGATGGTGTAGAATTTCAAAATGTTTGGGACAGAATCGCCAAAACAACGATTCTATAAAATGATTGAGTTTACCTGATTTCATAAGGCTTTTTCCTGTTGGAACTTCAATCTTTCCAAACTCTGTTTCTAGTACCTGACTTTTTGTATAGAACTTTCCAAAATTATACCAAATAATTAATGGATAAATAAAACAAACGCCGTGGTTATCTCCTGCTTGGAGGTTTGCGCCTCTATATGTGTATTTGGATGTACCATCGTAATTGACTTTAATGTCGCCTTTTGTATTGATATGTGCTACCAAAGCTTTCATAAACACAACGTCTGCTGGCTCTGTAAGTTTGATCTTACGGGATCGTTTCTTTGACATAATAAACTCATAATAATCCTGCGTATCGATTGTGTGTCCGTGCGAGTTGATATAAAAGCAATCATAGGTATCTTTTCTTGGTATCATGATGATGCAAAGTGCGTGTGCGTCGTAAACACGTTTTGTGGGTGTTTCCGAGGTCAAATAATCTGGAACGCCCATTTGAAAGAATATGATTTTTTGGTTATCCATTAAATAAAGTATATTTTCTATCATCATTTCTTCGTGAAATTCGAATTTATTTTCATAAGTATAACGGCTAGTTGTGAGGTTTGCAAAATAGTCATTTAATCCCTCTCTTCTCTCCACACAATGCATGAAATCCACCAAATCTGCGGAGAAGTATAACAAAGACACATCGTTCTTCATTTTTTTAGTAAAATCGCTTTGTTGTATAAGAACTGCTGCCTTGTGTGCATATGAATTGTGGGAAAGTGAATTGGTACCAGCACTAGTCAAACGTTTGAGAGACTTGTCTATTGTACTTTTTCTTTTCCGTTGCAAATAATGTGCTAGTTGTTTGTGTGGCATCATTGAAAATAATTGTTGTATTTGGTTTAATAACTTTTAATTAAATTATTAAATGCATTCAATTTTTTAGGGAGTTTCTCCAGTTGTAGGACAACAACAAGGGTCGGTCACCTTACATCTTTGAGCAAGACCACTCCTTGTTCTATCTTTATTAAGCCAACAACCGGGAGCATTCATAGTTAATGGTCTACTCGTCATATAATTGGCAGCAGGACCTCGGCGATTAATTACATTATTTATACCATTCACTTTTCTACCTTGTGCTACTATTCTGGTTTGATATTTTAATCTATTAATGCGAGAACCACCTGATACTGCACCTTGCCTATTGAATTTTGGATTACTTCTTTTATAAATAGCAAAACATTTAGTATTTTTAACTTCACAAGGTAATTTATTGATTCCTATGCAGGCTTGGCTATGACCACAAGGGGTACAAAATCCATTAATAGAACAATTACAAACACCAGATGAGCCGTATTGACAATTGGCACAAGATCTAAATTTTGTACAACATCCACTAGCATCAACGGGGACTTGAGATTGAAAATTAAATTCTTGTTGGGGAAAAGTAAGACAACGACGAGTTAAGTATTGATTTGTACTATAATTGTAGGATTCATTAACACAACCATTTCGATTTTGCGTCTTTTTAATTACAGGATTATAGCATACTAAGGAATTAGCAGGATCACCACAAGATTTTGCATAATTGTCTTTATAGACATTTCCTGATACATCATTTATCGGAAGTCTGCAACCTAAATCTGTGGCGGAACAATCTACCAAATGCTCCCTATATCCTAAAATTGGATTGCGATATGGGGCTGTTTTGCAACAATAAGTATTTCCAGAGGCACCTGTTGAACACTGACAACCTACAATAGTACAGCCAGCACCTTTGTCCTTGTTACATTTAACATCTAAATAAGTATTTCGATTTACATATCGATTTGGTTTAGCCGTTGCATTTAATTTTGGGTATATTACCTTATTTCCTACAGTTCTTGGTTTGGTTCTTCTTTGTTTTATACTCCACATTTATATAAGACAAAGAAAATACAATGATAATCTTACCAAATAATATTTGGAATATCACTTGTTCGTGTTTTCATATAATTATAAAAATCCCAAAATTCAATGGAATCTTTGTTTCCACAAATACTTTTTCTAATTTTCTGACCTTTCTCTTCAGGGGACATATCATTTAAAGATTGAATGGACGTTTCGATAGTTGTAGAATATTCTGTTTTAGATTGTTCTAGCTGTTGAATACTATGCTCAGCTTCTTTTTGTAATTTTTCAATATTTCTTTCTAAATCAGCTTGAATGCGTTTTTCCTCGAATTCTGTATTATTAATAAATGTTATTTTCTTGTCATTCAGTTGTTTAATATTATTATTAACATGCAGAACAGCAATATGTCCCATTAGTTCTCCCACTTCTATAGAATGTGTTCCATCGCTATCTAATTTATCAAATAGTTGTAGAATTTGTTTCCAATTTTCTTGTAGACAATCATCCGGTTTTGTAAGTTTAGAAGATTTCATTACTGATGCAGAGCTTCCCATTTTATATATTAAAACTAATTGAAATATTTAAGTAGTTTTAATTAATGCTAACAGCAGCGTAGGCCTTGGCCGGTTTGATCAGGTATGTTATTGCAAGGAGCACAACCACAATCCTTTGTGGCACTCCATGCAGTAATTTTTTGAATTTTAAAATAATGAGGGGTATCAATGATTTCCAATTGATCTGTGGGGGTTCCACTGGGATTTAAGGTGAGATCGGGTTTTTGACAAATACCCTGTCCATTCCATTGTACAGTTAACCATCCCCAAGTCGGTGGTGTGATGGCTGGATCACCCCTTGCCTTAAGAATTGTCCCTGTCCAACCAGTACTAGGTTGAAGTACAATTAATCCAGGCACAAAATCAGCTAACTCACTTATTGACGTCGAATTACCATACAGCTCAACAACACAATAATTTACGGAACATTTAGACCCAGGAATTCTAGCTCTGTTACCAGCAGCAGTAGATCGATTCGAACCCAAATCTAATGTGCGAGGGAAGCATTGCTTAATGCAAGTTTTTCCCGGTGGATGAGCCGTTAATTGAGGAATACCCAATGGTTGTTGATTATAGCGAACCATATTATACACCCTTCCTTTCACTTCTGAGTGATGACCATTAAACATCCAGCCAGTAAAGCGAGGCTTGCCTGCACCATATTTTCCGTTAGGGTATTTATAAAATTTTGTAATATCGGAAAATTTAGTAGGAATAACTCTACATTGTTGACCTTTAATGCATTTAGAATTGGCTGATTTGATAGTGTCTAACTTCAATCTCTCGAGACGCCCACCAGAAGTCACGGCTCCTTGATGACTAAACTTTTTGTTGCTTGGTTTATAAATGGTTTTTGTTTCGGATTTATTACTACATCCGCCTCTTTTAAATGGAGGTGTAGTGGTAACGTTATTACTACAATCACAATCACAACAAGATGCTTTCCTATAAGCATTTTGGCAGTGTTGTTTACCATCTCTTCCTGGCGCGCAAGCCGGATAGCTACCCACATATTTCTCCTGACTCCGTTGGTAATCTAAGCATCGTTTATTGTGCTGATATTGTCGATAACTATAACTATAATTATTAAAGCACTGTGTTCCATTGGGTTTACAACATGAAGATTTTGGTTGCATACCAGAGCGAATAATGGGTCTATGAGTTCGACCTTGGATACCTGGTCGGTGTACTATAGCATTAGAGCAATCTTTGGGACAGCATCCACAGCCACTAGCGTCGGAAGAACAATTAGATTTTGGGCCAGAATAGTTGTCTTTATATACAGTATTTGTTGGTTGTTTACTAGCCCAATGAGAAGTACCAGGACCACCACCACCATTTGATGAAACACCACCAGAACAATCTTTATAATTACAATCTAAACTATTTCTCCATCCTGCAATAGGATTTCTGTAAGGTGCTCCCATTCTTTTAGCCGTTGTAACAAAATTACTTTGTTTCAGATTTATAATGTCATAAATAGTATTAACCACTGGCCCCGGAGGAACGGTGCAATGATTAAAATTTCCGACGTAAGTACCATTATTGCCTCCAACCGGAGCATAAAAATATACACCACAAATATCTTGGACTGACACACATTTATTATCTTCTATACTGATTTGTACACGTGCATTATAGGGAAGAGAACCATTTAAAGAAAACCCTTCAACTATACCATTGTATTGCCATTCACATGGTGGATTCGAACTTGAATCTACAACAAGGTTTATATTAATAAAACTACCATAGGAAGGGTAAGATCCGCCAAAAGCATTGCTAGATACATCAAATGTATAAAGACAACCCAAACAACTTTTACAGCCTACATTAGTATTTGAGCCTGAACAATCTTTTCCTCCTCTTTGTCCTTTTATACCAGGACATCTTGGTTGAACATTGGAATACACGGGTTGATTTTGTTGGGTTTTATTCATAGTAAAACGGCGAAAATTATTATTACCTGAACCTAATAATTTTAACCCGGTTCTGTTCTTCTTGACATTATTCATTATATATAACCAGTTGAGAAAATAAAAATCGAGTAAATATATACCATGAACAAGATAATAGTATACATTTTGATATTTATGTTTTTTTATTTAATCATCAATCATTTTATTTTATCAACTAAAGAAGGTTTAGAAAATAGTTGCAAAACGCCATCTGATGCGGAAGGTGGATGTAAAACAATAGCCGTACAAAAAAATATACAAGCTGCTTCCTATACAAAAACAATAATGGCAAATACCAAAAAAGAAATATTAGCTTTAATGGATAAGGTGTCTAAACTTATAACATCAGAAGAAGCCCAAATGAATAATAATACGAAGGGTATTAAATTAAATGTCAAACATGTTACACAAATGGCCGATGCACTTAAGCCCGATAAATAATAAAATTATATATATAATGACATTAACATTGATTCTAATTTTTTTAATGATGTATTTAATTATTCAACATTTCATAACTGATATAGAAGGTTTAGCCAACTGCAATCCAGATCAACATGATTTAACATACAAAAATACAGCTACAGTAGAGCAACAACAAACAGAAATTGATGATTTTAAAAAAAATATGGAAACGCGCTTAGCAGCATTACAAACCCAAATAAAAGGATTTAATACACAGATTGCAAAAAATAAAAAAGATGTAGCAAAAAATGCTACTACTATAAAATCTACTGTAAGTGATGTTAATGATGCAAAAAATCAAAAAGCAAAGGAATTAGATAAGGCTGGTGGTGGTATTTAATTCTCGGCCTCGTCCTCGATTGTTGTAATTTCTATTAAAGGATTATATCTCACGGATATAATTGTTTCTACATTATTGGTATTTAATTCCCTTATAGTATTATTGTGTATTTGTGCTACTCTTTTCATAATAAAAAAATTAATGGGAACACTCGCTAATGATGCGGCCATATATAGATCCACCCTGTTCATCGCTTTATAAAATATGTAAAAATTGTAAAAATATGTCCAACTCATAATAAAATAAAAAGTAAATTTACATCTCGTTTTTTTCATATAAAATTGTTTTCTGTGAACACAAGTTATTAACCCAAATACTATGTGTATAAAAAATATCATACAACAAATATATGAAGTGTAACTTAAATAATAAATAAACCAAGACAAGCTATCATCGATATCAAATTTAATTATATTTTTACTATTTCCTCCATTTAATATAACCAACGATATCTGATCACAAAACATATCAAGTGTAGTAATTCCCAATGACCCAATGAGCAAGTACACGGTGTATAGGCAAAATAACGGACAGGTCGTGCGTGTTGATCTAGTTATTATTTGAAATGTTTCTTTTGGATGATCCTGTAATATAACATAGTCTGCTTGACATATTTCACATTTTATATATTTTTCATTATCAGTATTTTCATTTCTCCATTTTTGTAAACAAGATTCATGAACGTAAGCAGTATTACATCTACAAGGTTGTATAAGACTCTCTTCATCACTTCCTACCATACAAATTCTACATTCTCTTCCAGTTTCCATATAATTATATAATAACAGACATTTTTATATAACTATTATATAAGCATGTCAAATTTTTTCGATAAAATAGCAAATGGAGCAGTAGGTCTTGAAGAAAGTATGCTTGGACCCGATTATAAATATTATAAACATATTCGAACGCCAGGGGCGATGGGCGCAAGCAGTGCTGGTAATATGGATGCTATGGCAAAAAATGTCGCTGGTATTATAAATTATGTAGAATTATTGGTAGCAGGAGGAGGTCCCGCTTCTGATACCGGTGGTCCTTTAGGGCCTAAATTTTATGTTAAAACAGCAGGCAAATGCAAAGATGTATCAACTAAAAAAGTTGTGCCTCGATATATTTATATTGATAATGTGCCAGATGGCAGTATACCATTAATATCATCTGGGTTAGGTGTAAATTTCTCTGAATTCAAAGGTCTTTTACCCGGTATTTTAGAAGATGCAGGTGCTTTAAACCCAATGAGTATGTTTTCTGCTTTTCAACAAGGAGCTACTCCTGATTGTAAAGAAGTCACATTTCCTGTGCAAGGAGACGATAGAACCAATCCTCCTACTAGCGGACATGTAGCAGTCGCAGAAATAAATGAGTATGAAGCTGATCAAAAGAGAGCAGAAGGATTTTTATCAGGAAATAGGTTGCTTCGTGGAGAGAAACGAAAAAAGAAATCTAAAACTGTACCAGTATTTGCAAATATGTATTTTACTGGATTTGGACTTCTTTTAATGTATCTGATGTATAAGATGGTACATAAGAAGTAATTAAATTAAAAGTACCTTTCTGGGATATGAAAACTGCTAAAATATATAATAAACTGCCCAAAATAATGTGGAATTCCCAACCAGGGCATTTTTGATATCCGACCCATTTCAGTATACTACAATTTTCCGTATGTGGATAGAATCCTATAAATAATGAAAATACTACTATTATTGAACTAATAATTACTCTAAACATGTATAGTAATTATTAGAAGTTAATAACCTATCTACGACGAGACCGACGGCGTTTTTTCGTATGTCTTTTGCGGCGTTTCTTTGTTTTTCTTCGACGGCGTTTCTTTGTCTGTCTTTTGCGACGATGTTTAGATTTTCTTCTTTTGGGGCGAGTGTGGCGCCTTCTACGTCTACCTCCTGCTTGGACAGCCGCCTTTGCCGCTTGATGATCCTTTTTTGCTTGAGCTAGATCGTCCTTTGCATCTTTAAAATCTCCTACTGCATCATTGTGTTCTTTAATTATTTGAGTTTTATCGTGATGATTTGGAACGAGATCCATTGCTGCTTTTTTTTGATTTTTTACAATTTTTGTTGCCTGCACTGCTGCTGTTGTTGTTGCTACTGTTTGTTGTGTTTCAGTTACGGCATTATGTTTGCGCTTTAAATCTTCCGCATTCTCTGCCGCATAGTGTGCTTTTTGTGCCGCATCAAGTGCCGCTTTTGTGTTTACGGGCGCTGGTCTTGCTACCACTGGTCTTGCTACCACTTGTCTTGCTACCACTGGTCTTTGGGATGACATAAATTTTCTTAGATTAACCAAAGGTTTGTCGGATCTTTGCATATATATATATAATTGCTAAAATAAATTATATATAAATTATCTGCGTCGGCGAGTTCTGCGTTTTCTGCGTTTTCTGCGAGTTCTGCGTTTTCTGCGTTTTCTGCGAGTTCTGCGTTTTCTGCGAGTTCTGCGGCGTCTTCCTCCACCAGCTGCCACCGCTGTGTGTACCCTACCTTCTGCATGTTGTACACCACTTGCAAAAGTGCCTTGAGCTCGTGCTGCCTGAGTTTGGATCTTGGATAGGCCTTCTTTCGCTTTCGCCCCCGCTGCATTTATTGCTCCGACTGTATCGCCATGCATTTTGGTAATCCCTCTCATGGTTGCATTATGACCGTCTTCCGCCATTTTTCTAGCTTTTGCTGCCGCTTGTTCAGCAGCTTTTTTAATCAAATTCGCCTGATTGGTGAGAAAATTCACTACACCTCCTCTTTTTTTTCTGGAACCTCCTTTTCTTCTCGTTCTTCTCATTATATATATTTAATTAGAAAATATATAGAATTTATATTTTGACGCGTTTATATAATTCCAAAGCTGCTAAACCTCCGGCCACTTGAGCAACAATGTATGGAAGCAAATCAGATGGTGGTTGGGAACCTTTTGCAACCATCATAACTGTAACAGCTGGATTAAAGTTTCCACCTGAGAATGGTCCGAAAATCATAATAGATACCATCAATGCAATACCAATTGGAATAGCTGAGCCTGTTGCTAAAATCACATATAAGAAAAGTAAAGTTCCTAAAAATTCTGCTAATAACTTATTCATTATAATAATAGAATAGAATAAATTATGATTTAGTTAGTACCAAGAGTTTTGACTGCTGCATTGTTACAAGCAACGAATCCACACGATTCATTTCCACCACTTCCAGATGTGACAATATTCATAGAGCCACCCATCACACGTTTCCAGTAGGTAACATCAGCACCTGCTCCACTGTTTGCGCTAAAGATAAAACGACATTGCCCATTTGGCAACCATGTTCTGCCAACTCCTTTTCTTAATCCGAAAAGAGGGCCATATCCATAATTAACTGTATTACCATATTGATCCCTGGATGGTGTTTTCACTCTTGCCACACGGCGCCTAAGAGCTCGTGCACGAGCATCTTCACTACCGTAATTACGTGTTGGTGCTGGTTTTGTCTGACGTTGTAAGTAACTCAATCGACCAATAGTGGGTCGGCTAGACCTTCCTCGTTGTTGTCCTGATGGTAGCGTTCTGCAAAGTCCGTACGGGTATTGTCCACAAGGCATTTATATATACAAACAATATTATTTTATCCAAAAGTATTTTCTCCACTATAGCAGGTATATAAAAAACCGTCTAAATCTTTATGTTCGGCATAAACACTACTCATTATCTGACAACCCGCGACCATAACGGAATCTCCAACAAAAAGATAGATACTTTGTTCAGGTTTAATTTTAATGCGTTTTCGGATTACATAAAGAAATTCTGCCATGGATAAATCAGAAGGTACTAAATATTTCTTTCGATCGATGTCCGGGACTTCTCCTCCTATACATTCACAAATTACAGGAATCCTATCTGGATATCTTTCCATAATTCTTGTGGCTTCTGATAACCGTTTTTCAAAAGAATGCTTATCTTTAAATGGCGTTTTTTGTGTTAAATAAGCCTTACCTTCCTCGAAAAATTGCCTAATATTGTATACTACTTCTGTCATCTGATATATTATCATTATTATTTTTTAACCTCTTTTAATTTGTATCCATCCCATATATCAATATAAATATAATTAAAAATTTTATACACACCTAAATTATGTAAGAATTATTCAGTAATAATCCTTGGAGCAATGTTCATTGTAATAAGCTCGTGAAATAACAATTTACAGGCATATGGAATATTAACTTGAGCAAAGTCTGTTCGATTATCACAAGTTTTGCATAAATGAATTCCTTTCTTATCATTGTAAATGGAAAGCATACCACACTTCTTACAACAATAAGTAGTAAATTTATCTGAACAATCATAAATTCTTCCTTTGGTAAATCTACTAGCTCCGTGTGAAACCATACAATCTCGCTCCATCTCACCAAATCTGAGACCTCCTTCTCTTGCTCTGCCTTCCGCCGGTTGACGCGTCAAAACCACCATAGGGCCGTGACCTCTACTATGTTGTTTGTCTTTGACCATATGCTTCAATCTTTGATAAAATGCCGGACCATAAAAGACACTTGTTTCAATCTGTTCACCAGTCATTCCATTATTAAATACTTTATTTCCGTGTGCTTCGTAACCGTGTTGTGTCATCAACTTACAAATATCTTTTATGGGGAAATTATTAAAACTGGTTCCATCGCCAAATAAACCTAGTTCTAAAAGAACACAACCTAGCAAAGTTTCTTTCAGTTGACCAATTGTCATGCGAGAAGGGATAGCATGAGGGTTAATTATGATGTCAGGTCTTAACCCATTTTCATCAAATGGCATATCTTTTTCTGGCAAAATTATACCAATTGTACCTTTTTGCCCATGACGACTACTAAATTTGTCCCCTATCACGGGCTTACGATAAGCTCTAATTCTAACTTTTGCAAATGTATAACCGTCGCCATTGCAATTTACATAATTTTTATCTACATAACATTCTTCATTTGTTCGATATGATTTGCTTTGATCTTGATATTTAATAACCTTTGTATGGTCGTTTCTATTTTCTTTAATGGGTACTATTTTCCCTAAAATAATATCTTTATTGTTCAGTAAAGTATTTTCAGCGACAACACCTTTATTATTTAATTTATCATAATTGCCAAATTTCATACCTTTGGTTTTTGTTCTATCTGGTTTACAACGAATCTCTTCATCGCCATGAATTTTTTTATCTTCATCTTTTTCCGTATGATAAATGGTTGCAGCGAACATCCCGCGGTCAATCGCACCTTGATTAAATATAATACTATCTTCCTGATTATATCCAGAGTAACTCATAATTGCAACCATGACTACTTCACCGGATGGAATTCTATCTAATTTAATATACTTCATCAATCGAGTATCTACCAATGGTCTCATTGAATAACTCAAAATATACGCTGTTTTATCCATTCTATTTTTAAAATTAGTAACATACATCCCCATTGCTTGTTTACCCATGGCACATTGATATGTATTTCTGGGAGATTGATTATGTTCGGGAAATGGAATACACGAAGCTAGGATACCAAATATTGTACTGGGATGGATTTCACAATGTGTGTAAGTATAATTAAATTTATCCATTTTTTCAAGATGTTGTTTTGTCATTGCAATCATCGTGAAATTTTGTTCTTCCGGATCTATATATTCTAAAATTGATTCGTGTACTTCATGATTTACGAGCAAATCTGCCCATTTTATTTTTTTATCTTTAACTTTTGCAGCAATTTCTGGAGTAATTATAAGTTTATTATCTTTGACTTTAAGTAGAGGGCGCGTAGGCCGACCAGCATCGTTGCATATTCTAATTTCTTTATTTGTATAATCAAATACAACGGAAGTATAAATATTAATAATACCATTGTATTTTTTTTTAAGCAAGGACAAATATAATTCGTAAGGTTCATTGGCAATTCCTATCCAGTTACCGTTAATAATCACTTTAACTTTATTAAATAAATCTTTTACATTCATATTTTCAATTGTCGTAATAAATCCTTCAGTAACTTCATATAATGGATTACTATTAGAACGAATAGTGATATGAGCCATATAACTTAAATTTTTTACAACGCCAACGGGTTGGCCTTCTGGTGTTTCTGCTGGGCATATATATCCCCATTGGGTATTATGCAATTTTCTAGGTGGGATCAACTTACCACTTTTATCAATAGGGGTATTTATTCTTCTCGCGTGTGATAGACTAGATATATATGTAAGTCTATTCAATACTTGTGCCACACCAACCTTTGATGAACTGGTATTTTTAATTCCAAAATCTCCTGTAGCTAATGCTCGTTTAATACCATTTTCAATAGTCGTTGATTTTACAATTTTATAAACGTTTGTTTGGTTTACTATATTCAAATAATTTTCAGTCGATTTCCAAGATCCATTATTAATTTCTCTAACAATTTGTTTTTGCATATCTTTTACAAGTTTGTTAAAGTAATTACGAAATAAATTGTTTAATAATGTTCCAGCTAGATCAATCCTTTTATTAATATAAGAATCACGGTCAGATGGAAGAATCCATCCAAAACTAGTAGATAATAATTTATTTGCCATAAATCCAAGAAAATATTTCTTTTGGATATCAGATTTACAATGCGGAAATAAATCATTTTCTAGTACAGACACGGTAAATTCTTTTTTTTTCTTTTCACCTGCTTCTTTTTCCATATTGATTGGGGTATACATCGCAAAATCAACAATATACATTAGGGCTTCTTCTTGGGTAATATGTTTATTTGCTTGAACGATAGATGCTTTGAGTCCGAATAACATTTTTTTCATTTTTTCATTATCAATATCTAAAAGAATCAATTCGCAAATAGCTTTATCGGATACAAGTCCCATTGCACGAAATAAGATAAATAGTGGGATAGGTTGTTTAATTCTAGGGATTTGTATATAAATAGGATGACCAAATCCATTATTTCTGTAAGCAATCATCATATTAATTTGTTTTGGAGAGATACATTTATAATCGGGTACTGATTTAATTTCTGCTAACCATTCCCATTTATTATTATTTTTTTTAATATTGAAACAATATATTTTATTCTCAGCGGCTCTCTCTTGTGGAATTACAATTTTTTCACTACCATTAATTATGAAATAACCGCCTGCATCTACATAACATTCACCAGTAATTTTATGATCTAGATGTTTATATTGTTTTAATACGCATATATCCGATTTTACCATAATAGGCATTTTGCCAATATGAATTTTCGGAAGTGTTTTATAAAATGTTTCTGTTTGTGTGAGAGTTTCTCCAAATCGTCTAATAATTTTAACATTTAAATCCACTGTCATCGATGATGCATATGTAAAATTGCGCAAACGAGCTTCATGGGGAAACATTAGTTTTGTGGCTCCATTATTTTCATGAATTTGAGGACGATAAATATGAAAATTGCTGAATGTAACAACCATTTCCAATGTGTACTTGTCACATTCCTTATTATAATCATGTTCAGAATGAATCGTTACTGGGTTGAACATATCAATTGTTTTCTGGATTTCGTGGTTTACGAAATGATTATATGATTCTAATTGATGTCTAACGCATCTTGTTAAATGTTGTCCATCAAAATAAGATTCAATAAGACTCCAAGGCATTTCTTCCATTGCATCGTGTTTACCTTTGCTTGTCATTTGTAAATTATCATTCATCATCAGGTTAATTTATATTTCAATTTATCTTTAAATAGTTTTGAACATTTGAAAATGTAAACTCTATTTGAAGTTATGCTATATCGTGCCAAGGAAAAATTGAACTACTCAATGATATTCTTATATAAACATATTATTGAAATCATTATGCAAAGAACAGAAGAACAGATAAGAAATGCGCGAAATCGAAGGATAGAGTACCGTAAGAATAATATGCGCCACTTTGGTGCTGCCAAAGGTAAGGATGGTATTGATCCTGCGGTCACTATATATACAACAGAAGAAGTTTTCATTGAGTCGCCGTTCGCTAAGCAGACAGATGTGACGGAAAGTCTATTAAAAAATATGGAAAAAACAAGAATGAAACGTTCTATGAAAAAATTCCAAAGTGACGCTCATCCTGTTACAGACAACCGTTATATACCGCCTGGACAAAGAGATGGGGCGGATAAAAAAATGGCATACGGTGCTAAAATGACAGAAAAAGATTTGTATACATTACGCATTACCAACATTAGTCTTGAGACAACTGAAGATGAACTTGGTAATTTGTTTTCCGAGTTCGGTCAATTGACCCGTATCAAATTAATGACTGATTATAGAGGAAATGGTAATTTTGCTTTCATTTCATTTTCTTCGAAAGTTGACGCTTTGGAAGCAATGAACAAATTACAAAGTTATGGTTTGAATCATTCGATTTTAAAAATTGACACTGCGGTACAAAAGAAAAGAAATAACTGGTGATGAAGTAATTAGCTGTTGTAAACTATAAATCTCTTTAATTTATTTGTTATAATTAATATAACAAGTATATATATATGAATAAACCACCAAAAAATCCAATAAATCCAAAAAAAAATCTGCTATTCTGCATTAAAGATATCTCAAACAACGATCCTTTCCTAGATTCTAGTGGGAATATCTTTATAAATCCACTTTTTGATCCTCTACACGGTTGGGAGAAGAATAAAAAAACTTTGCTATTAAAAGATACAGATAATAGTAATAATAATATTAAAAAAAAGGGCAATAGTTTTACTATGAGACTAGATTCAATTATTGATGATATTCGCAATGAACGAAAACGAAATGCGCAAAATATAAAAACGGACAATCTATTCAAATTAAAAAAAACTTTAAATGACCAATCAAATCCCAAAAAACAAATATCCTTTAATGCTACTTTAAATGCCAGAGATGCATTAGATGATTTATTATTACAAATAACAAAAAAATATGATTTAGCTAATAATTCATCGCTTAATAGTAAACAAATTGTATCTCGAAAAAAAACCCCTCCACCTCCACCGTTTCCTCGTTTTGTACATAAGCGTTCATCATCAATATATATACCACCAAATAAGGCTTGGGATATACCATTACCAGCGCCGCCTCCTGAAATTAAAAAGGAACTCAAAATTATAGATCGTGAGGTCAATGGAATTGCTGATTTGTTAGAGCTTATAAAGGATAATCCTATCTCTCCATACATTGAATATAATATCAATATGGAATCCATTCATAATATTAAAGAACCCTTGTTTGAATTAAATAAAATGATTGGAATGAATGGTCTTAAAGATTCAATCGTAGACCAAATTATATACTTCGTACAAAATTTACATATTAATAAAGATGCGGTTAATCACGATTTTATGCATACTTGTATTTATGGACCTCCTGGTACAGGTAAAACGGAAATAGCTAAAATTATGGGCAAAATATTCTCTTCATTAGGAATACTTAAAAAAAAATATTTTAAAAAAGTAACACGTGCTGATTTAATTGCTGGCTATTTAGGTCAAACGGCCATTAAAACAAGAGATGTCATAAAGGAGGCTTTGGGTGGCGTATTATTTATTGATGAAGCATATGCTTTAGGAAATAAAGAAAAAAGAGATAGTTTCGCCAAAGAATGCATAGACACATTGTGTGAAGGATTAAGTGATCACAAAGATCAATTAATGGTTATTATAGCAGGATATGAAACAGATCTTAAAAATTGTTTCTTTGCCTATAACCAAGGCTTAAATTCTAGATTCCCTTGGCGATTTAAAACAGATGATTATAATGCATCTGAATTAAATAAAATATTTCAGAAAAAGATTAATGATGCTGGTTGGTCCCTCAAAGAAGAAATACCCGATAAATGGTTCGAACCCAAAATGGATACTTTTACCTTTTATGGGAGAGATATGGAAACACTGCTATCAAAAACAAAAATTGCACACGGGCGTCGCGTATTTTGTAAACCGAAAGAAGAAAAAACGAAACTTACCATGAAGGATATTAAAAGAGGTTATGATATGTTTATCGATAATAATGAAGTTAAAGAACGTAATAATAGAAACGGTCATATTGAACATATGTATCTTTAATTGGGTTATTAATTCATTGTTTTTCTATTTATAACTATTAGTATGGAAAAACAACGAAAAACAATTCAAATCAATCCAGATTTTTTTAAAATAGGAAAAAGAACTAGAAAACAGAAACAAGCAAAAAAACGATCAGATTTAAGACAATCAATCAAACCTAATAATTTGAAAAAACAACTTATATCTAGAATTAAAAATCATCAACAAGAACACGAGAAAAAAAACAAACAATCTGACACTGATAATCTAGATAAATTTCAAAATGATTTTAATTCATCCTTAAATTATCTACAAACTATGATTAAACAAAAAAAAGAAAAAAATAGAAAAAGAACCAGGAAGAAAAAAGAAAAACTCACATCTATTGCCCCACAAACACCTATAATAAATACACAACCATTTACACAAGCACCCGGTACAAACATCTCATCTATTCAACAACCTCCACAATTAGTTTCATCAACTCGATCTTCTGCACCACCGTATGGTTGTTTAAAAAACGGTTCAAAGCCAACATATTCACAATATATAAAAACACTTAAAAAGACCAATGCTTCTAAAAAACCAACATTAGTATTACCGCCAAAACCACCTCCTACTATCGAAGTATTGGAGAGAAAGGAAAAACTTAATAAACTAAAAGAAACTATGGCATTACCTAAAAAAGAAACTATCTTAAAAACTATTAATAGGAAACGCACAATTAAAATATTTAAATTGGGGAAAAAAGAAGGTAAAGTTGGCGTGTTAGTGAAATCAGGTAAAACTAGAAAGAAAATAAGAGAAGAACATAAAATACTACATTCTAAATGTATATTAGAAGTTAAACGCTATCTGCGTAAACATAATTTAATTAAAGCAGGTACTGCAGCTCCTGAAAATATATTGAGAAAATTATATGAGGATAGTTTTCTTGCCGGGGATATTTACAATAAAAATGCCGACATTTTACTACATAACTACATACAAGATGACAATTAAGACTCTAATTATATATAATATATATTTAAAGTCTCTCCAAACATTATATTAGATGGGTATTCATGAACAATTTTACGATATTGAAACACAGGCTTGTAAAAAATATGGCGAGAAAACATTGGTATTTATGCAATGTGGTTCTTTTTTTGAAACATATGGGTATAAAAAGGACGGACAATTTCGCAACAAATATTATACCGAATATAGTAGGATATGTGATTTTTGCATGAAGGAAAAAAATATAAAATATAAAGGATATGATGCTTGGATGATTGGGTTTCCTGATTATTGCTTGGAAAAATATGTACCAAAGATGACCAGCGAAGGATTTACAATAGTAATATGGGTCCAATCAGATGATCCAACAAAAATTCGCTATGAAAAGTGCATTTGTTCTCCAGGAACAGATTTTGATAATAACACCAAGGATATTACAAATTATAGTATGTGTATGTGGATAAAAAAAACAAAATCAATTCTTCTGAACAAAACACCTGAACTTATTTGTGGAATGTCTGCCATAGATATATTAACAGGTGATACACACATTTTCGAATATCGAGAAAAATATTTTCATAACCCAACCACTTTTGATGAAATAGAACGATTTTATTCCTCCTATAACCCGAGTGAAATATTAGTAATATATGAAACTTCCAATGAAGAAATTAAGGATATTTTACAATTTTCACAAATCGAATGTGATAAAATTCATATGATCCGATTAGATGATGTTGATAATAGTCATCAATCAATCGCTAAAAAATGTGAAAACCAAACCTATATCAAAGAACAGTTGAATCAATTTTACGATATTCAAGAGTATCATGTATTTTGTCAGACACATCGTTTGGATGCCCATCAGCTAGCAACACAAGCTTTTTGTTTCCACTTGAACTTCATTTATGGGTGTAATCCTAATCTTGTTAAAAAAATTAAGAAACCATTATTCGATAATAAAGGCGACCGTCTTATTTTGGGTAATCATTCGTTAAAACAGTTGAATATAATCGGTAATCAACAACACAGGGGCGTTTTATCTTCTGTTAGTAATTTTATTAACAAATGTAATACACCAATGGGAAAAAGAAAACTTCATAATACTTTGATAAATCCCACCAGTAATAGTGAAGACCTACAAAAACAATATGCTATTACTCAATATGTACGTGATAATTATGAATCATTTGAAGATATACGAAACGAGCTGAAAAACATCGGTGATTTTGAACGTCTCTATAGAAAACTGATTTTGCAACGCGTAGCACCTGCCGAGCTTAGTCAATTCCATAATAGTTTAAATATTATATTGAAGATTTACACCACTTTAAAGTCTGATGAACGAATAAATGAACATATTAAATGTCCTAATCTCTCCACGAAGTGTGAGGAATTGATGAAAATACTTGATGATAATATACTTCTGTCTGAAGCATCCAAGATTGGGACAGTTAAGTTTGATGTTAATATCTTTAAAAGAGGAATATTTGCAGATCTAGATAATTTTGAGAAAGAATATGAAGAAAGTAAGGATGAATTAGAGTGTTTGCGATTATATTTGGAGAGATTTATCATAAAATATAAAGGAAAGAAGACAAAGCAAATGATCAAAATCCACGAAACCGACAAGAATGGATTATTTTTATCTATGACTGGAAATCGTTCAAAAATTCTGAAAGAGGCGCTTAAAAAGATAGAAGTATATCAGGGAAAACCAATAAAATATACTTCAACTTATAATAATGAGGAGAGAGAGATCGCATTTAATCCACACAGTGTTCAATATATTAAACATACGAAAAGTAATTTTAGATTAGACAGTGTTCAGCTTAATACTATATATCATTCTATTTTTCATGAAAAAGAAAGTTTAAAAGATGAATTAGTAGATGTTTACAAAAATTTCATTATATCATTACAAGAATACAGTGAACAAATTGAGACAATTGTTAAGTATGTAACAGAATTGGATATGGTTATAACAAAAGCTTATTTAGCTAAGAAATTTAATTATTGTATGCCTGTCATTGATGATTCAGCACAACAGTCTTTTTTACGAGCAAAAGATATGCGACACATATTAATTGAAAACTTACAAGAGGACGAAACCTATGTACCCAATGATATAGAATTGGGATTTGATACAAAGCAAAATGGTATGTTACTATATGGAACGAATGCAGTTGGTAAATCGTCTTTGATTCGTTCTATAGGTATTTGCGTTATTATGGCACAAGCTGGGTTATTTGTTCCTTGTTCTGAATTCATATATAAACCTTATAAATCCATATTTACAAGAATATTGGGAAATGATAATCTTTTTAAAGGATTAAGTACATTTGCGGTTGAAATGTCTGAATTACGTACTATTCTTAATAACGCAACGAAAAATAGTTTAGTATTGGGTGATGAATTATGTAGTGGTACAGAAACTACATCAGCTATGAGTATATTTATGGCGGGTGTAATTCAGTTACATAATAGGGAATCTTCATTCATTTTTGCCACACATTTTCATGAAATAACAAATGAAAGTAGATTAAAAAACCTTATAAATCTTTCGCTTAAACATATGGCGGTCTATTATGATGCGGAGACAGATTGTTTAATATATGATAGAAAATTGCATGATGGACCGGGAATAAGTATGTATGGTTTAGAAGTATGTAAATCATTGCATTTACCAAATGATTTTTTAGAATTAGCAAATAATATAAGAAAAGAGCGTGGCAATGATAAGTCGATATTATCGAGACAACCCACGCGTTATAATAGAAAAAAACTAAAGGGGGAGTGTGAACAGTGTGGTGAAGAAGCAGTTGATGCTCATCATTTAGTACCGCAAAAATTAGCCAATAAAGATGGATTTATAGGAACATTTCATAAGAACCACAAAGCGAATATTATGAATTTATGTAAATCTTGTCATAATAAAGAAACAAAAAACGATACAAAAAAACGACGAACAAAAACTACAAAGGGTATGCGACTACTGGAACGAGAATAAAAAAATACATTTATATATAAATGGTAAAAGATATTGTTCCAATGGCATTTGATTTTATTGAAAAACACATATTAGATATCATACTTGTAGTGTTGTTATTATTCTGCATGGTTATTTACATTGTGTTAAATAATATAAAATTTCCAAAATCACATCCCAAATTGCAAAGAGTAGTAGTTTTAGAGAATTTAGATAATATAGATCCAGAGAAGAAAGATAGTGATGCTATTTCTGAAATTGAATCCAAAGTCGAAAAGAAAGCAGAAAAAAAGGTAGAAGTTAGTCAACCCAAAACTACCACTCAAAATATTAATCTTTGCAGCGGAGGGTTGCAAGATAAAAATAAAGCTTGCATTGCATTAGCAACAAAAGATAGCTGTAGTAGCGCAGATTGTTGCATTTGGGCTAAAAAGAAAAAAAGTAAAAACTTTAGCTGTATTGGCGGAGATGAAGGTGGTGCCACATATGACGGACATGATTATGATGCTCATTATTATAAAAATAAGAGATTCCCTGCGTCCGATGTTAAAAAGGCAACTAATTAACTTTAGAAATACAATAAAATTGATTTATAGATAATGATATAAATATATAGTATATCATGATCATTCCTGTAAAGTGTTTTACCTGTGGTAAAGTTTTAGGAGATAAATACAGATTTTATGTGAGAGAGGTGCGTAAAGTTAAGAGTTCCAACGATGATTATAGTAAAGTGACTTATTTAACTCAATTAAACATGGAAAAAACGGCGGAAGGAAAAATTTTAGACAGAATGGGTCTCAATAAAATTTGTTGTCGCAGACATATGTTGACGCACGTTGATATTGAATAATTTCTCTAGCTTATATATATAATGACAATCAAAGGAGGAAGACACAGACGGGCTAAGAGACACACTCGAAGAAAAACCAAACACCATAAACGTCGTCGTAAAAGACGCAAAACTAGACATCACAGAGGAGGAGGTCGTCCAGGAATATCACCTATAGGCGGTTCACCGGCAGCACCTTTTGGTGGTAGCTGGGGAGGAAAGATGGCAGCATTCCCACCTGGTCCTATGTATAAACCATCACAAATAGGTAAAGTAGATGCATTATACTACGGTAAATTAGATCAACCATTATTACCAGACCCTACTAATACATTTGGAAGTGGCGTAACCACCTCTCACGGCAAAATTAAAGGAGGTCGCAAACGTAGACGCGGAGGAAAAAAAAGTCGTAAAGGAGGAAGAAAAAGTCGTAAAGGAGGAAGAAAAAGTCGTAAAGGAGGGAGCAAAAGTCGTAAAGGAGGAAATCCTTGCGGTACCAATCGTCACGGGTTAGACTGTATAAGATGTTGTCAACAAACAAGGGGAGGTCCATGTTGGGATGATAAAAAAGGTCAAAGATGTTCCACAAAATGTTGTGACAAGTACGCATACTTTGGAGGAGGCAAAAAAACCCGTAAAGGAGGTCGTGGTCGCCGCAGACGCGGAGGTGGAGTTTCCACATTTCTAGCAAATAATGTGCCCGGATTTTCAGATGTCAGAGATGTATACTGGAAAGGAGGCGAAGTCTTAAAAGATGGTTATAATACTTGGTTTGGGTATAATAAGGCAGATAATACTAGTGCTGGTGTTCAGCTAATCGGGCGAGAAGCGGATGTAGTTAGACCTGAAATGGTTAATATCCCCCAAAAATTGAAGAGTGGTGCTTTATTGGCTAAAAAATACAACGTAGCATAAGTTTATTTCTCTATTTATATAAGAAATGGACAATTTTGAAAAACATATTAAATCTTTATGTACACCTGCACAAATATATTTTTTTTTATCAATGTTTAGTATTTTAGCAATTATGAGTCAGAATGCAATGCAGAGTCATATTTACAGAATTGGGACTTATTCAGTTACAACTCCATTTACTAATATTGTTACATTTTTAATGAAAATAATTAGTATTGTCATATGGACTTATATTCTTAAATATCTTTGTGATCACGGATTTATGGGCGTTGCGTGGTTTTTAGTGTTATTACCTATTGTATTTATGTTTGTGATGATTGGTGCTATTATGTTAATACTTACTGAAAATAAAACAGCGGTTAGACAACAAGTTAGAGCTTTTCAAAAGGCACAAAATCCGGGTATTCAGACGCAACCTCAACAATAAATTATTAAGTTGTTTTATTTAATAATTTGCTCAAGAAGGGTTTTAAAAATATATGCTTTACTTATATCAGAAATGGACCAATTCAATGATGTACCATGGAAAATTATCAGTATGTATTTTCGAGATAACCCAACTGCTTTAATTGATCATCATTTAGTATCTTACAATGACTTTTTCGATAAGGGGATCAAACAAGTTCTAAAAGAAAAAAATCCAATTCGTTTTATTAAAGATCAACACGAAAAAAGTAAAGATTTTCAACATCAAGCCTATTTATATATCGGGGGTAAAAATGCGGATAAACTATATTATGGTAAACCAGTAATTTACGACGACAATGATGAAGAACACATAATGTATCCAAATGAAGCACGATTAAGAAACATGACTTATGCTTTTACACTTCATGTTGATGTAGAAGTAGAGTTTTTCATAAAATCATATAATGAAAGTGATGCAGTGGTATATGAACATAGTGAAGTAGTAACAATTCCAAAAATATATTTAGGTAAATTTCCTATTATGCTTCAATCCGATATGTGTATTTTAAAAAGCCTCTCTCCAGAAGTGAGATATAATATGGGAGAATGTCGAAATGACAAAGGTGGATATTTCATAATTGACGGAAAAGAGAAGGTAATTATATGTCAAGAAAAATTTGCTGACAATACACTCTATATCCAAGAGAAACCATCTGATATGTATAGTTATTCTGCAAATATACGATCTGTTTCAGAAGATGCATCAAAACCAATAAGAACATTGTCAGTAAGAATGGTGGCAGAACAACCATCTTCTTCCAACTCTCAAATTGTAGTATCTATTCCTAATGTTAGAAAACCGGTACCGTTGTTTATAGTGATGCGCGCACTTGGTATTATTTCAGATAAAGAAATCATTGAATATTGTTTATTAGATATTAAGCAAAATGAAAATTTACTTGATTTATTTAGACCATCTGTCCACGATGCAGGATTGGTTTTTACACAACAATCTGCTCTAGGTTATATTGCTTCATTAACAAAAGGTAAATCAAACAGTCATACAATTGAGATTTTAATGAATTATTTTTTACCACATATTGGGGAATTAAATTTTAAGCAAAAAGCATTGTATTTAGGATATATCGTTAATAGATTATTACAAGTAGTGACAGGTACAGAAAAACCTACAAACAGAGACAGTTATTTATATAAAAGAATTGAAGTTTCAGGAATGTTAATACGAGATTTATTTGTGGAATATTATAAATTGCAACAAACAAAAATTTATAAAAAAATGGACTATGAACATTTTTACAATAAATCAACCCCAAAGTATAAACAATCTGGTTTTATGAATTTGATTTTAGAAAATGTACCTTTGATATTTGGAGATCGGGTAGTTGAAACAGGCTTTCGTAAAGCATTTAAAGGAGATTGGGGATCAGAAAAACATACAAAACGCCCGGGTTTATTACAAGATTTAAGTCGTTTATCCTATTGGAGTTTTTTAGCACAATTGAGAAAAACAAATATTCATATCGATGCAGATGGTGCGAAGATTGTTGGTCCTCGTTGGTTGAATAGTACACAATGGGGTATTTTATGTCCTATTCATACACCAGATGGTGGAAACATTGGTTTTCACAAACATATGGCAATATTTACAAGAATTAGCCCAAAATTATCTGGATATCCATTTATTAAACATTTGCGATCTCTGGGTGTCACATTACTAGAGGAAAGTTCTATTGGATTTCTCTCCAAAGCTACAAAGATTTTTGTAAATGGTGCCTGGATCGGTGCTACAGATAATATTATTGATCTATATAATTTTTTAAAGACTCAACGCCGAAATGGTCTATTTAGTCCATATATAAGTATTCGATGGAATATTGAAAGACAAGAATTAATAATATTAACAGGTGCAGGTAGACCATCTCATCCTTTATTTCATGTGAAAGGAGATACGATTAGTTACCAACAAGATTCAATCATGGATAAAATTGCAACGGATACTTTAACTTGGGAAGAAGCTATTACGGGAACAAGGAAGAAAAAAGAAAAGATTAATATTAATAGCGATAGAATTTATAACAAAACAGACTTATATAGTAAAGATTCTAATTTGAAAGAAAGCGAAGCAATCATTGAATATTTGGATACACAGGAAATGGAAGGTGTTAAACTTGCCATGTATACGGAGGAACAATCTAATTACACTAAGAATAAAATTACCCATAAGGAAATTCATCCATCAGCTATTTTAAGTGTGATGGCAAACCAAGTTGTTTATCCAAGTAATAATCCATATCCTCGTGATTTGTTCTCTTGTGGACAGAGCAAACAGGCAGCATCAGTTTTTCACACAAATTATCAAAATCGCATGGACAAAACCTCTTATTTCCTGAATTATGGACAAACACCACTAGTCAAAAGTCGCTACTTGGATTATGTAACTAAAGAACAACATCCATATGGTATAAATGCTATAGTTGCGGTAATGTGTTACACGGGATACAATGTTGAAGATGCTGTGATTATTAATAAAAATGCATTAGATCGCGGATTATTTAGAACTACTTATATGTCAACATATGAAGCCAAAGAGGAAAAAACTAAAATTGGAAGTATTTCTATTGATAAAAATTTCATGGATGTCAATAATTTTAATGTAGTAGGAAAGAGACCCGGATATGATTACAGCCACTTGGAACCTAAATCTGGACTTATTAAAGAAAATTCCTTGGTAAATGATAAAACTATATTAATTGGAATGGCAACAAATACAGTTAGTAGTTCTGATGCTTATATTGACGAATCTATAAAACCAAAGAAGGGTGCTGTAGGTTACATAGATAAATCTTTTATGACCAGAGATGAAGAAGGTGGTCGTCTTGCAAAGGTAAGATTACGTCATGATAGAATTCCAGCTATTGGGGACAAATTTGCATCTAGAGCAGGACAAAAAGGTACAATTGGTATTGTGCTAGAAGAAGCTGATATGCCTACAACAGCAGATGGCATTCGACCAGATATCATTGTTAATCCTCACGCATTTCCCTCGCGCATGACAATTGGTCATCTGGTAGAATCTTTGATAGGTAAAACTTGTGCTATTTATGGTGGATTTGGTGATTGTACGGCTTTTATGAATAAAGGTCCAAAAGATAAAATGTTCGGAGATTTATTGACAAGACAAGGTTATAGTTCTACTGGAAATGAAATTATGTATAACGGAATGACGGGTGAACAACTAGAAACAGAGATTTACATTGGACCAACCTATTATATGAGATTAAAACACATGGTCAAGGATAAGATTAATTACAGAGCCCGCGGACCTCGCACTGTATTAACAAGACAAACCGTGGGGGGTAGAGCGAACGATGGTGGTTTAAGAATCGGAGAAATGGACCGTGATGCGGTTATTGCACATGGAATGGCTGGATTTTTACGAGAATCAATGATGGTTCGCGGAGATCAATTTCGAATGGCAATATGTAATAAATCTGGTACTATAGCGGTATACAATGCATCGCGCAATATTTTCTTAAGTCCAATGGTTGATGGTCCTTTGAAATTTGTGGGGAATTTAGAAAACTCATTAAATGTTGTGCCTATTAGTAGATTTGGTCGCAGTTTCAGCATTGTTGATGTTCCTTATGCTTTCAAATTATTATACCAAGAATTATTGTCTATGAACGTGCAGATGCGGTTTATTACCGCAGATAATGTTGATCAATTAGTACCATTAATAAAAACGGATAATCTTGAAAAATTAACCGGAGAAACAAAACTGATGGATATTGAACAGAAAACATATGATAAAATTAAAGCAGAACACGAGAAACCTATTCCAAGTGCTAAATTTGATACTCCGAGTGAACAAGCAGCACCAGAACAAGAAGGGTGGGGATTTGCACCACAACCATCAATATATGATAATATGCAGTCTTTCGGAGTATCAGATTTTGGATTCGGAATTCCACCTATAAGCACTGACTTTACAACACAACCATTATCACAACAATCATCTAGAATAATCACTGCATTTAAATCCACAGATAAAGATTTACAACAAGGAGATAAAGTTACTTTTCAAGGCGCGGTGGATCAAGGTTATCCTGCGGATACTATATTTACTGTAAAATGGATTGATTATGACAATGCAGATGCAATGATTATTGGCCCAGATGAACACGAACCAATAGTTGCATATCCAGGTGAATTAGGAGATGTTCCCCCAACTGTCACCTCTCCACCATATGAACCAACTTCTCCATTATATAACCCAACCTCTCCAACCTATCATCCAACCTCTCCAACCTATCATCCAACCTCACCAACCTATCATCCAACCTCACCAACATATGGGCCGAATTCTCCTGATTATGATCCCCATCAACCGGCAGTAACAGTAACTGATACTAGAACCGTCACTGGTCCACCAGAATTGGTTTTACCACCACCACAACACGGGTTTAGGGCATATAATATACCACCATTAGTTGATGAACTTGAAGAAGGAGAAATCGTGGAAAGTTATGATCCTCAAGCGACAACACAGACAAATAGACCAACCGGATGGACACCTGAAACAGACGATGACAGTCCCATTAATTATGAAAGAGGAAAAGCTGAAGGATCCAAAACGGATGGTGACGTTATGGAAAATAAGGTATTGAGAACCATTAAAACAGATTCGGTGAAAGGTACAATGCCATTATTAGAAACTGTGGTAGATGAAAAGGAAAAAGAAAATATATTAGACACAAAAAAGGTGAGTACTACTGATAAATAGATAAATTGAAAATCATTTAAAAATATTATTAAATTAATATAAACAGTATGAGTACAAGCTATAGCCCAATTATTTCAAAAGTATATAAATCTAGAATTATACTCTTGGAAATTTTAAAGACTAGAGGTTTTGACATAGATGACTGGAGCGGATTCTCTGTAACAGAAATTCAAACATTGTATAATAATAAACAATTGGATATGTTATTAGAAAATCCTACGACTGGTAAAAAAATTTTCATTAAATATCATTTAGCAACACGTTTAGGCCCGGTTCATGTCTATGATTATGTGGATGATTTATTTGATATTGAAGATATCCTGAAAACGAAAGACGATTTAATTATTGTTTCAAAAGATAAAGTGAATACAACTATCCGAGATTTAGTAGAACAGTCATTTATTAAAGATAAGCGATTTGTTAATATTTATAATTTGAATGATTATTTATTTAATATTTTAAATCACACCATGGTACCATCACACTTAATTTTAGATGATAAGGAAAAAAATGAGATTAAGCAAAGATATAATGTAACCAAAGATTCAGAGTTTCCTGAAATTTCCAGATTTGATCCAGTAGCGAAAGCCATAGGTTTACGACCAGGAGAACTATGTGAAATTACCCGTTCCTCACCTACAGCAGTACAAACAAAGTATTACCGGCTTTGTTATTAATATCCAAGTATATATATAAATGTCACAGTATTCAAAAACGACGAAACAACAATTAGATGCATATAATCGAACCTTTAGCACCACTTTAAATACAAATTATAAAAATGCTTTTATTCAATGTAGAAAATCCGACATAAATTGTGATACAATGAAAAGCCAATTAGTCAAGGTTCATGATACTTTATCTGATGTGCAAAATTTAGCGGCATCTGTGAAGTCAATGGTTGATAAACAGAAAACTACTGTTTCTACTTATGAAAATAATTTAATAAGTCAAAAGCAGGAATTTCAAGACGAGCTGAAAGATTTAAATAACGTTAATGATTGGCAGCAAGCTTCAAAGACTTTAAGAAAAAACAAAAAAACAAGCATGAAATATGAATACTTTACTTTAGCTTATTATGTTTTAACAATTATATTAGTAACATATTTATTGCATAAACAATACAAATTTTCAGCATTATATTTTCTAGCTGTTTTTTTAGTGATATTATTGGTTATAGCTGGATTGGCTTGGTGGGGGATTCCTTATAATTGATTGCTGAATTTATAAAATACATTTTCTATGACTAGTGTATAGAACATGTCATTAAAGGACTTATTAGGATTATTCGACTCTAACGAAAAATCAAATCAAGGCAACAATTTAAATGTTAGTCTCCAGCAAGGAGCTAACTTTAATTCAATGCAATCTCGCATTGAAGCATCTGTGGAACCACGATTAGCTCTCATTGAGCAAACTACAGAACCAGGACTTGGTTCAATTATAGAAAACTTTAGTGGAAATTCATCAGAAGCACCATTGACGAAAGTAAATACGGCTGAATATAAGCAATTACAAGAATTAGAAGATAATTTTAACAAAGCGGTATCAGCATATACACAAAAACAAAATGCTATGATGAATGATACAACACCTAAAAATTGCACCACAACCAATATTAGTGATATCAAATGGTGTCATGACGCTGGTCCATGGGGTAGTGATTTTGGTTGTTGTTTATTGAATGATAAAAACGCAAAATGTCCCACTGGTCGTAGTAACGGAACGCTTAATGGATACCAAAAGTGTAAAGGAGGTACTATAGGATTGACAAAAGGAGCGAAAAAAAATCAATTAAATACCATGTTTAAGGCTTTACAAGCAAAAGCCACAGAGCTTCAACAAAAAACAATGGCATTTCATAGTCAACACCAACAATTAACAGGTACTGATGGACAACTTAATCAACAAAAATCTTCTACTTTACAGCAACTAGCAGACTTACAATCGCAACAAGCTAGATTGAATAGATTAATGACAGAAGGCGACACCTTAAGCGCCACAATTCATGATAATACATTACAAATGAATGCAGCATATATGCGTTATTTTGTTTGGTTGGGCGCAGCAATTACTTTAGGATTAGTAGCTATGCATAGGGCAGCAAAATAAGCAATGAATAATTTCTTTTTATCTATAATATATAGATAAAATGACTGATTCAAATTACTATAATCCATTGACAACGGTAAATGATAGTGAACAAAAGACTTTGAGAAAAATGCACCTTGCATTTAATGCAGCTATAGGAAAATCCAATGTTGCCCAAAACAATATGATTTCCAGCTACATGGCCACCAACGAAAGCAGACGTTTATGCCACAGCGAATGTTCAAAGGGTTGGTCCACCGATACAAATTCTTGGATTAGTAAAATAAAAACAGATGCTACACCCACGACAGACACCCCAGCACAAGGATTAGAAGAAGTTATTGATTCATGTAAAGCGGGATGTGATTTAAAATGGCCAGGTACAGTTCTAAATTCAGCAGGTTTAGGGGTGGTCAAAACGACGGGCTTATATACTAGTGCTGCCGGTAAAGAACATGAGATTACACATTGCAACGATTTAGCCCAATTTGCACCCAAAACCAACTGTGCTGTTTCAGACTATTCTTGGTCAAGTTGTAGTAAAGATTGTGGTCCTGGAACACAAACGGGTACACGAACCATAATAACCGCACCGCAAAATGGAGGAAAAGCTTGTCCTGTCCTATCCACAACCAGACCTTGCCAGGACAAGCCTTGTGCTACTGACTGTGAAGTTTCAGTATTTTCAGGTTGGTCGAACTGCAGTAAAAATTGCGGTCCGGGAACACAGACATCGACTCGAACTGTAACAACTGCTGCACAGAACGGTGGAAAGGCTTGTCCAGCCTTATCACGGTCGCAAAGTTGTAATAACAAACCGTGTACTTCAATAAGGGTAAGGACTGACTCCTTTGGTGGTGGTGCGTCGGTTACTTCGGACTACGAATGTAAAAACAGGCCCGACGGAAACGGTCAAATTCATAATACAGCGCAAAGTACAGCACACGGAACGAGCAGTGACTGTGGTGCACGCGATCAATGCATGTTACAGGTTACGGATACATGTAATGTGAGAACCCATATGCAAGATCGATGTAAAAGTGCCAGAAACTGGGATGACTGGAGTAGTTGGGCAGCAGACGTTGGAGGGTCTGCCTCAAACCACGGATGCACTTCAACAATCATTTCAGAAAGTTTTGTAGGTGGTCGCAAAGAAGGGTTTTTAGGTGGTATGAAGGAAGGGTATACTCCTCTACAAGGTGACTTTGTTAAGGCGTGTGAAGATGCTGGGACTCGGGATGGTAAACGAATTGCTGGAACCACAGTACCCGGAAATTTATTAGTAGAAAATCGCGAAAAAGAGATAGATATGTCCAACAGACTAAAATCTATCCAACAGCAAATAAAAAAAAGCATTAATCAAATGCAGTCGAAAAATTTAGGTGCCAATTCTTCATATAAAACCCAAAATATAATTTTGCTTAAAAAATTGGCTAGTTATGAACAAGCAAGTCATAAACTCTTAAAAACTGGTAGTAATTTAGATACCTTGGGTGCTCAACAAGCAGATAGTCTTTTAAGAAAAAACAGTGTTAATTTGAGCTACTATTCATGGCTCACTTTAGCAATTTCTATATTAGGAATTGCTATTACTAAAATTAAATAAATAATAATTTTTTTATGACCTATTATATTATATAATGTCCAAGCCAAATTGTCCAGGCTCATCAACGCTTACAGATGATGGAAAAGCATGCGAGGTTAAACTTGATTTCCCTTTATATTGCGGTTTAACATCTGATTCCGTACCAGGCTGGCCCCGATGTTATTCCAAGGATGGTGCAGCCATTAAAGTTCCACCAAAACCAGCTTCCAATGGATCTTCTTCTACTGGAACTGGAAAATCCAAATTGCAACCAAGTTGTTCCGATATTTTAAATGTGCAATATACCGATCTTCTTGATAGTATTAATAATATTCATGCTTTCGAAGGCAAATTGTTCGAAGATTTAGAGACGGTTGAAAATGGCGGAGAATCTAGTATGACATCTATAGAAATCAAAGGTAGAATTAGCGATTTAAGTAAATTAAGAAATCAATTATATACAGATTTAAATAATATTCTTACTTCCACTCAATGTAATTTAGCTGATAGTCGCCAAAATTTAGCCGATCAAATCGCCATGGTAGATATTGTTAAAAAAGAGTTGGATAATGCTGAAACAGCAATTAAGGAACTTGAAATTATTAGAAACAATCGACGCCGTATGGTTCAAATTACCGATTATGAAAAACAAAGATTCGGATCACATAAAAATATATTTAGAACCATTGCCTTTTGTGGTTTAGGAGTTTTAATCGGTGTTTACTTAGTAAATGCGGGTTGGGGAACAATTGGTAAATTTGCTATTGTTGCTTCTATTGCCATGGGTGTTATCTTAACATTGGGTTCTGTTTATTACAATTGGTGGAGAAGTGGTATGAACTGGAACAGATTTAACTTTGGTTCATATTCCGCCACAGCAGGAGGAGATACAGTGTACGAACATGATGTTAGAGCTTTTGACAAATTATATGATGATACTTCTGCAGAAGTTTCCCATATTGAATCGCAAGCAAAACGTGAAGCAAGGAAAGCATATGCTGCCGGGAAAAAAGTGTATGGAGCTGCAACTAAAGTCGTTGATTCCGCTGTTAGTCAAGCACAAGCAGGGTTAAATGCTAGTGCTACAAAGAAAACTCAGCACTAACTCTTTTTATTTCTAACTATTATACATTATGACCGATAATAACCAACTAAATACTCAAATGAATAATATGATAAATGAATTCAATAAACAAAGAGAGGCAGGATTTATCTGTGATACTAAATGTCAAAATGATCAAACTGTAAGAGATTGGCAGCATAAAGTTGTTCAAAAAGAAGATACTTTAGCCAATGCTTCAAAAAGTTTATTAAATGCTCAAAGGCAACTAGCTAGTTATGATAGTTCTTATAGACCAACATTTAATACAAATATAAACGATATGGCTGAAAAAGAAATGGGTAAACTACAAACACAATTTGACACCGCATATAACAACATAATACAAAATTTAGATTTTTACGATACACAAATGGCATTCCAAAACTCTCTACTAGATATTAAGCGATATCAACAAAATAAATTAGATGATATATCAGGGAATGTAGCGCGAAATAAAGGTAGGGTTGCTGTTAATCAACGTAAAGCTACTTTTTATTCCAAAGAAACCAGTGTATTAGATCTAACAATTTCTTATCTACAAATTATTTATTGGACTTTATTTGCCATACAAATCATAGCAGCTATAATGTTGAAAAAGAAAAATGAGAAAGCTATGCTAACAATTGTTTTATTAGCTATTTTCCCATTATATAATACATTATATCCCATATTGAAAAATATTATAACAGCTTTCGGCTTATTTCCCACTCCATAATATGTAATTATTAACTACTATTATGGATTAAATATTATTGGGCACGACATCCAAATCTTGTTCAAAAGAATGAATAAGTCTATGACCTTTAAATCGACCGCGTTCACATTTGCCTAATTTGGATTCCATAAAATCATATAAATCTTTCCCCTTTGGTACTTTACCTCCATATAATTCCGTATACCATTCAATAAATTCATTTTGTAGATCTTTTCTTTTAATTGTGCCGCCTTCAACATGAACAATTCTTTCTTCGAAGAATTGCGCAAAATAATCCTGTTGCATCTTATATTTTTGGCTAGCTGCCAAAACTTGGGGACAATCTTCCACCACGCCATTTGTTTCAAAAGCTATTTCCACTAACATAGAGATAAAATATGGTGCCCATGCCTCAAATCTACTATCTATATCTTTTACACATTTAAACTGATATGGATATTTCTGTTTTGGAAATTCCTTCTCATTTTCATAAGGTTTATCAAGAAATTTTGATTCAAAATCACATACACGAATTCTTCTCCAAGTACCATCATCTGTACTTTTAATATCAAACAAATGATTCGTACATACAACTAATGTAAATTGTGGATTAAATGTTATCGTATCACAATAAAGCGCCCTACCAGATAACGGATCTCCACCAGTTAATTCTTTCATAACACCCTCATTTATAGCCATATTTTCGGATGGTTCTTGCATACAGGCATATCGTATTCCTTTTAACTGTGCAATTTCTGGAGAAGCTCCCCCAATCGTTGTTCGTTTACTAGTAACCAATGTAATTGGTACTGTTGCTTTATAATCACCAAGAGCCATACTAACCAAATCTACTAACTTTGATTTACCATTGCGCCCTGTACCAGTATATATATTAAATACTTGATTTTCATTTGTACCTTTCAAAGATGCTGCCATATGTTGCCACATATACTTATTTAATAAAGGATCTGGAAATAATTGTTTCATAAAATTTGTAATTTCTTTTTTAACCTTCTTGTGTTTTGCATTTCCTTCATCGATTTTTATATATTCAATATTTGTACACAAAGACACATAATCATCCGGTTTTGTCATTCTAAATTCTTTTTTCTCAAAATCAATAATCCCATTAGTAAAGCACAATAGATAAGGATTATTATCTAATTTATCAAGAAATAGCTTATCGAAGAAATGCTCCTTAGCCTCTTTCATAATATTATTCTTATTATTGGTTCTTCTCAAATCTAAACCAATGCCTGCAGTTCTTCCCGCTAATTTCTGCAATTTCTTCATTTCATCATCGTCATCGCTATTGCTTTTAGATTCTGTTGGCGATGGATTAGAATTCATATTAGTCATCCTTTCTACCAGTTCTTTTGCTTTTAATGTGTATTTCAGTGCTAATTGACTAGATAACTTTTTTCTCAATGTTGTACCAGAATCGATCTCGCTCCATCTGCCTCCTACCATTTCATACCATACATTGCTCTTAATACTAACACATTTATATTGATCTCCATACATTCTGTGTAAAATTCCTGCGATATCATAATCCGGTGGTTTCTCATGTTCAATCGTTTTATTAATGAAATAGTCAACCGTATTAGATTTAATTCTTTCATATTCTATAGGATTATCCTGCTTACACCACCACATTATAGATCCTCTGGTAAGAATACCATTTCGGTCTACGGCGAAAGAAGTATTCCATGTTTCCCAATATTGTGGAATATCTTGAAAATCAAATTTATCACTTTTTGTCGAAAATAACATCCAAGTTGGAAATAACAACTCATAATCGCAAAAGTGTAATGCCAGACCCACTCTAAACCATTCAGGCTCATCATTTGCACGAGAGTCTGCCAATGCCATTACAAATTCATGCACCTCTCGCACCCCATATAAATCATCATTCATTGCTGCACGTTGCAAATTATATTCCACTGCTCTCTTTAATGCCTCCATCGTTGTTGGTAGAATTTGATTAGTATTATTTAGTGATACTCTAGATCTTCTATTCCCAATTCTTATTCTATTCCTGACTCTTACATTGTTCCTATTTGCATCTGTTGTATTACATCTCTCCAAAACATCTTCTTTCAATTCAAATCTCACATTATTACTTTTTCTAGCTGAAATTAAATCAAATATTCCCTGATGATACAGTGATGAAGTCATCAACGACCTGTCCGGATCTATCATATCTGTATATTCAAATTCATCATCTTCAGCATCATATTTCATATTCCAATGTTGCACCAATTCATAAGCCTCATTTCCGGGTTTTCGCGAACCATATAATTGCCAGTTGGTTTTTCCTGTTACTATTCCTTTGTCAATAACACTTTGATAATCATTTTGCAATGGTAATTCTGATAATATGTTATCAATCCCTTCCAATATATATTCCCGCAGCATCATTTGTGCCTCGTGATGAAGATGAATACCTATTACAATATGTATACCATCTTTGGTTACATCTTCCAATGTGTTAACATTTGGTTTTTCCAAGATAAATACTGGAAATTCTTCCTCAGTTATAGTTACTATTTTTTGCAATTGCTCTAAATATAATTCCACCAAATCAGATATATGGTCTGGACCATGTTGTCGTTCATCAATGTCAACATCATATCTGAAATCTAAATCAATCAATATAGGACCAGCGATAGGTAACTGAGCTTCTGTTAAGAACTCTTGTTGCTCATTTACAAATACTTTATCACAATAAACAGTTTTGAAATAGTCCTTATCTTCATCATTAATTATATAAGCCCCAGCATATATATTTAGATCCCTATCAGGAATTCTAGTATGTGTAGAATTAGTACCACTACTACCTCTACATTTATGTTCTTCCAAAAACTCTCTTAAGGACAAAACTTGGTTACTCATCTTTTCTGTATATTATCACAGATATTTTTATATCAATTTTAATTTAAGATAGTTTAAATACTTATAATAATTCAAACGCATTATCCTCTTGTATTTAAAATATTATCAATAATTATTTAAACATTTCTAAATAAGCTTATATAAATATGAGCACCAGTTCAAAATTTATGCCTGCTAAAAATCAGAAAAGATTACTACGTGATGTAGTAAGTCTTATTAAATCACCGCTAACAAGCAATGGTATTTACTATTCACATGACGAAGATAATATGTTAAAAGGTTATGCCGTAATATTTGGACCAGATGATTCGTTATATCGCTATGGAGCATATATGTTCGAATTTAATTATCCGACGGAATATCCTTTTGTTCCACCCAAATTAAATTATTTAACAAATGATGGAAAAACTCGATTTAATCCTAATCTTTATAGAAATGGTAAAGTATGTATTTCATTATTGAATACTTGGAAAGGGGAACAATGGACATCCTGTCAAACAATAGAATCAATTCTTCTTAGTTTAGTTGCTTTATTGCATAATGAACCCCTACTTAATGAACCGGGAATTAAGAAAACACATCGTGATTTTAAATCATATAATACTATCATTCAGTACAAAAATTATGAAACAGCCATTTTAGGTGTATTAACACAAAAAATATTGCCACCTACATTTTCTGGGTTCTTTTCAATCATCAAAAAACATTTTAAGGATCATGAAAAAAAAATACTTGATGAACTTACACAATTAGAACAATCGAAAAAGAATAGAAAAGAGTTTAAAACATCATTATACAATATGAATCTTTCAGCAAATTATACTGATTTAATAGGGAGAATGAAAGTTGCATTCAAAGAGTTTTTAAATTAAATTGAAAATAAATATAAAAATACTGTAACTATATATATATATCAACTATGCACTTTTGTAATATCTGCCAAAATATGTATTACATTCGTTTAGACGGAGAAGATAGTAACAAACTAATCTATTATTGTAGAAATTGTGGAAATGAGGATGACACATTAACGGCCACGTTGGATAATATATGTGTATCTAAAACTACTGTCAAAAAAAAAGAAGGTGGTGTGAAACATTTAGTTAATGAATATACTAAATTAGATCCAACATTGCCCAGAGTATCCAATATACCATGCCCAAATGCAGCATGCATATCTAATAGAGACCACGAAGAAAAAGTTACTAGTGAAGATCAACTTCCTCATGAAGTTATTTATTTGCGTTATAATGACGCCCAACTTAAGTTTGTATATATCTGTAATTTATGCGACACTGTGTGGAAAAGCGCAGAAACTAATTAAATTGAAAAAAAGAATAAATAAATAATGTTATACTAAAATATATATAATAATGAGCGAAGTCACAGAAACTACCACCATTCCAGAAATTTCACTTATGGAAGAAAAAACTTCATCTGAAAGCGATATTGATGACCTAACAGATGGAAGTATTAATGAAACTTCTAAATCAGAAGATACTGGTGAAGAAGACGAAACCGGTACTGATGATGAAGAAGAAGTTGAATCCGAGATGTTGCGAAAATTAGAAAAGGACGCATATGCTGATATTCTATTAAATTATCATCCTGAGATTAAACAAAATAATTATAATGACATTTTAGCTATGTGCAAAATTATCAGAGATGCTAAAGGCATTATTAGCGATGGTCTACATAAAACAATACCATGGTTAACTAAATATGAACGAGCACGAGTTTTAGGACTTAGAACAAAACAATTAAATAATGGCGCTGATGCATTTATTGAAATTCCTCCTGGAATGATTAATGGAAATAAAATTGCCCTGGAAGAATTAAATCAAAAGAAGGTACCATTTATAATAAGACGACCTATTCCAAATGGTGGAACTGAATATTGGCGTTTAGAAGATCTAGAACTACTAAACTCATATTAAATATATTTCGTGCTCCTTAGAACGAAATTTATTATCGATTTAAATAAATACGATTTCTGGACAAATAAGAAAATAATTTTTTTTGACTCATTTTATGTGTGTTCGGAAACATATTACGACTTTGTATTGTACTACGAGATGCTATTATTGGATCTGGATAACAGCTTCCCCCGGTTGTTGGACATTGTGGAACACGATTAGGTACCATTAAACCAATAGGTCTATACATTTTTGTATTTGTAGAATTCCAATTCCACCGTCCTCTTTGATTTGTGGGAAATCCTCGCGGAAAAACATCAGGATCTCGTCCATTAACCCACCCATTGCAGCAATTGAACTCTTTATAAAAAGTTGTATTGTAAAGCGTTGATGCACTCACATCTATAATTCCTTTTTTTTGATTCACATAATAACAATGACATCCTGAAGCATCATTGGGTAAATAACCTTGATTTGCTGGACAATTTGACTCATCAATACCGTTGCTCATTAATATATATTAAGATAATCTTAAACACTAATATTTAGTTCTGCTGCCATTTAACATAGTATATCGTTTGGTTTGTTTATTCCATTTAGCCCTACTCCATCTTCCATATGCAGTATTACCTGGTTGCTTTACAATTTGTGCTTGTCTAAATTTATGCGAATGCTGCGGAGGATGAGGTTGAATAACCGAATTAGAAGGAACATTTACATTTTGAAGACACAATAGATTTCCAGAAACATCTTTTTCTAAACATTTATCCCAAGGTGACTTTACTACTGTTTTAGTACAACATACACAATTATTTCTATGAGTCATTTGTATTAATAATCGAAAAAAATATTACAAAGTAATTTAAACAATTGATGAGATGAGTATTAAATGACAACTTATCAATCACCCTCCACAGCCATTCCTGTCGGTAGCCCATATCAATCTGCGTTTCCTGTTGTTCAAAACATTAATGCTGCGCAACTTGAGTGTTTTAGTCTTAGAAGAACCGTTAAAATTCTTTGTGGAATTGATATATTTTTCGGTTTACTATATTCCTTTTATAATCCTTATTTTTTGATACCTACTCTAATTGCGGTAGGAGGATATTATGGTGCAAAACATTATAACAATTGTGCTGTGCTTACTTACCTTATTTTTATTACTCTAGATTGGATGACTAAATTATCTCTTTATATAGCTGATGCCGTTTCACAAGATCCTAGTTCTGTAAATGTTTCTACAGAAACATGGTGGTGGATTTTTATAATTATATCCACTGTTGTTGATATATGGATATCAAAAATTGTATATAAATATTGGAGATCTTTGAAAACTATGCCTGTATTAGAAATTACAGAGTTGAAAGAATTAACAAATGTGCGATATCATTTCGTATATTGGTAAATTAATTAATAGATATTCTGTACTACACTAATGGGCGACAAGGGTCTCTCCGGAGCGTTCGGGGGATTTGTTCTATATCCCATTTGGTTTAATATCCAATGATTTCTATTACTAAGTACTTCTGCAACGTCAGCTTCTAGACCAATGGCTCTATTAACTATATCTATATCATTCAAATAAATTCCTAAAAATAACATCAACTGTTTATTTCCTTCTTGATTGATGTTAGATTCAATATGCGAAACTAAATTGCGCGTAGATATTTCTTGTGCTGAGAGCATTGGTTCTTGATTACTCATAATTGATTATATATAATTCTTTGTTAATTATATAATCAATTTTTAACATCTCCAATTATTTCCACATAATAAACATGTTACAAATGTAGTCATTGGTTCATCCGCTGATCTAGTTTGCATTTGATAATATGAACACTTGCGCTTTTTGCATTTAAAGCAAAAGAATTCATCTGTTGCTGCCGATAAATCTACAACCCCTTCACTCTTATCACGTTTAATTTTTTTGTCAATTAAATATTTCCATTTTTCCGGATATAACTCTTGGTGTGTCATGAATGCTAATTCATGTGCTTTGAATTCCTTATTTTTTAATCGTTTTAATAACTCTTTATTTTTAATAGTAGATTTTGGATTTAAATTTAACAAAATACTTTTAAATTTATCGACATAAATCATTACAAAAGCTTTATTATCCCATTTTCTCACAACATTCCTGAGACGCGCGGTTTGAATAGTATAATTAAATATGCCTTTTTCTAAATTAAGAGATAATTTCTTTCTTTTAATTATCTTATATAATTTTTTTTTGACATTAGTGCGAAATGTATCGGCGTTGGCGATTTTCATATTGTTTTAATATGAAAAGAACTATTTATATGCTTTATTCAATTTTAATATTCATAAGATTCCTCTTGCAACTCATTCTCTGAACCAGAAATCAATGAAGGCATACTAGAATCTGTTTCTTCATCATATTCTTCATCATTGTCTTCATCATTGTCTTCATCCTTGTCTTCATCCTTTTCCTCACTAAGTTCATCATTCTTATCACTTGTATTTCCTTCATGATCTTCCTCTTCTTCTGTGCCTTCTAATGAATCATCTGTATCTTCTTCATTATTTGAAGATATCCACTCTTCCTCTTCGTCTGAGTCTCCTGTATTAAAAGCCACATCCCCGTCTTCTACAACAAATCCATCTTTTTCATAACCTTGTTTAGTTAAATCTTCAGGATTAACATATTCTTCTTCGCTTTCTTCCTCATCATTATCTAAATCTTCAAATCCTCCCATTAATTTCTCATATATTGTTTTCCATTCCTCAAATGTAAGATCTAGGCAATTTTCCGCAGTGGGATTTTGTTCAGAATGTCTAATAACAACCAATTTCCCAAAATATAAATCACTATCTACTGGAGGAGGTAACTCATATTTATTTTCTGTATTTGCTCTTCCTGTATTTTTAGAATAAACCGATATAAAATCATCCTCTTTAATTTTCCAGGTATGTCGTTTTGCAAAATCATTATCCTTTCTAAAACCTGCTTTTTTATATATACTTTTTAAATCTATGTTTTTTTTCCAATCTAAATCGCATAGTGTTCCGTTTTTTTTGATTACAACTATTTTCATTTCTGTAAATATTTTATAGAATGGGTTTAAATAGTTTATTCAATTTATTTATAATGAGATATTATACAGATAAAGATATTCATAATAACTGGTCACAAATGCTTATCAAACAACTAATAGAAAAACGAAAAGAACAATGGATATTAACCCATGAAGGATTATATAAATATATTAATAATGTTTTGCATAAATTTAAATTATGGTTAACAGACAATGAATCGTTAAATATTGAAACTAAATCTATGATTAAACCATCAAAAATAAAATGGGTCAAATTTGATACTCTATATAATATTCCTATTAAACATCAGGTTCTCGATATAAAAATTTATAGTTATAAATTACATCCTAAAAGCATAACTACATTTATAGTTGAAGAATATAATGGTGATGTAAATGACTATTATTTTGAGAGTATTGAAGCATTTGACAATCATTCATTGCTTGAAGATATCAATTCGTTCTTATCTCTACTTAAGTAATCTTTGAATTATATAATGTTATGGTTTGTAATTCAACAACTGCTATTATCATTAATTTTGATAGCTATTGTGCATTATATATATGAATTTTTTAAAAATAATTTAACTGAACCAAAAATCAAAGATTTAGTAAATAAACCAAAAGTGAAATATGAACAAATTTATAAAAATGTGTCATCCAATATACAGCCAGAATCATCATCAGATATGAAAGTAGAATTGCAAAATTATATTCAAGAATTGTCAAAAGATAATAAAAATGATACACCCGATGGAGTAGTAACAGGGGATAAATTTTTTGATAATAATTATCAAACTCTTTAAAGGTCTTAAAGACACATTTCTATTGATATACAATGAAATTGTCACGACATGATTTATCAAGCTTAATGAGAGACTTTCCTAATATTGAACTATCTTATGAAAAAAATATACATAAGACAGTTCCCAGTTCCAATATTTATTTAACTATTCCAAAAGGTAAAAAATATTTTGCTTGGTTTAGAAATTGGAAAAAATACAATATCTGTTTTTTTATGGAATTAGATAAACGACGAAAAAATATACAAACTATTTTTATTAAGAACGTATGTTTTGATCCTTTATTATGTTCTGGTATAGGAACAATTGTATATGGAACGCTCTTCCATATTAATACATATGCATTTTTAAATGTGGAAGACATTTTCTATTTTAAAGGATCCAATATAGCTGGCAATACACAATATGAAAAAATAAATACACTACAGACAATATTTGCTAATTATCTCAAACCATTAATGTTATCAACATCCGATGTAGCATTTGGTTTACCCATTATGGATACAAATCATAGTAATCTTAATAAGAAAATTCAAAATCTACCTTATTCGCTTTATTGTATTCAACATCGATTATTGCACAAACGACGAACTTTTCTTAATGAACGGATTAATATAATTAGAAAATATGAGTTTAATTTTACTATAAAAGCTACTATTTATCCTGACATTTATGAATTATATTATAAAAAAAATACAGAATTAGTATGTTATAAATTTGCCTGTATTCCGGATTATAAGACAAGTGTATTTATGAATAGTATATTTAGAGATATTAAAGAAAACAATAATCTTGATAGGTTAGAAGAAAGTGATGATGAGGAAGAATTTGAAAATATTTCAGACGATAAATTTGTAGATTTAGAAAAATCGTTAAAATTTAAATGCGTTTATTTAAAGTATTATAATTCCTGGAAGCCCTTAAAACAAACAGAAGAATTAGTATGTACTGAAAATGATATACAAAAAATAGAAAAATATAATGCTAAGTAATATATATACATGCCAAAACGAAAAGGTGGAAGAAAAAAACGAGGAGGTAGTAAAAAAAACCCTCTCGCAAATCCTGGAAATGTACATAATCCAAAAAATTTCGGTTCGGATCAAGGCTTAGTTAGTGGATGTGCTGGTTGTGTTGGTGGACATATAAATATTGGATCAGGATGTACACTTACCAGTCAAGCAGCAGCACAAGAATCCGCCACACGTGGAATTAGTCGATTAATGAATGGTATAAGAGGACAGGTTGGTGGAATTCAAACAGGAGGTAACGCAGCAAACACCACTTTTAAAGATTTACAAAATGCCGCAAACGGAGGTCTTGGTTTTGGTCGAGTACCAGTTACCAGTATAACTAATTGTGGTGTCACTAGCTCAACTTCTATGGGAGCCGGTCAAAGAGCTCATACACAAAAAGGCGGAGGTGTCAGTCAAACTGCATCTTGTGTCGCGGGTTGTAATAATTTAGGAACTCCTGGTTATGGATTAAATGTAAAAGGTACAAGTGACTTAAATGCTACTTTAATGGGTTCAGGATATCCTGCTGTCTCTCCATACAATACTAATAAATGCGGAGGAAGAAGAACACGAAAACGTCGCAAACATAAAAAACGTCGCCGTCGAACCAAAAGAAAACGCAAAAAGAAACGTCGTCGCACTAGAAGAAAAAGAGGTGGTGATGTTTCTACATTACAAAAGATGACACAAAAATGGCAACAATATATTGGATTTCCTCCTCAATTAAGAGGTGGTAGTTATAAAAAACGCCGTAAGAGAGGTGGCAAGCGTAAGACAATGAAGGGAGGATATGCTCAATTTGCTAGCAATGACCCAATGACACCAGGATTTTCTTCACCAAAACCAGGACCACTTCCTTGGGACACCGGACCTTTAAGTAAATCAAGACAAATCAATTGCCAAGATAATTATGACCACTATACAGGAAAAAGTAGTCCCTCACCTGTATTAGACCAAGCAGCACCTGTAACACCATTTGGCGGTAGCGCATAAAATAAATTGATTTATAGACTTAATTATAAATCAATTCATAAATGAGTTTACGAAATAGTATTGATGTTGAAAACGAAATACAAGAATGCAAGAATACATTAATAGCTCTTAGAAATGAAAGAGCTAAGATAAAATTATGTGAAATTACCGAAATATCGGAAAACCAATTAAGTAAAATAAAAGATTTTAAAGTTACTTGTTCTTATGAAGAATTAAGTCCTTCTGAATATGCACTATATAAAAATTGTGAATTAAAGGTATCCTTTACAAGGCATTCTATTACAAGGAATCTACATATAAAATACGCGAGCAGACAACCAGACGATGATGGAGATAGATATAGTTCAAGTATAGATTGTGATATTAATTATAATAAAGGAAATGACCCTATTATAAAAAAAATACTAGACTTTGAAGACGAAGATAAGAATAATTGGGAATATTTAATTAGACAATTAAACAATTAATTTAGTTTACTTTATCAAACAAACACCTTGTAATAAATTATTTAACTGTTCTGGTGGTTTTTTATGATTTAAGCGTTTTCCACCAGTACTAAGTGTACGCCTTTGATTGTTATTATATTCCTCTAAATTTGCCATTGTAATAGTGAATTTTTGTTTTCTATACCAAGTGCATCTTTTTTGCCATTGTCTTTGGAATAAACTATGCATATCTACAATATCATAGACTGTTGCTTTGGATTGTTTCTTACGCAAAATTCTTCCTACTGCCTGTCTTACGTCTGATTTAGGGGTTGCCATTAATAAGGATGTTAATGTTTTAATATCTAATGCTTCCGCTGCCATAGCATAAGTTGCAATAATTACCTTTTTAGTTTCACTTATTTTCAAATCTTTTTGTTTCATGCCGCCAATATAATACCCGACTGTTGCTATTTTCCGATCTTTTATAGCATCATACAAATATTTCAATACATTCTTATTATGAGCCAATACAATAAATTGTTGTGCAGGATTCTCTTTCAAAGAATCATTCAATACTGTTATTATAAACTCCGTTCGTCGATTAAATTCACACAATTTCTTAATCATTTTTGAATAATGAACTTGTCCTTTAAAATTGTATTCCACTCTGCAAAATTCATCATCGTTTATTTCATAATTTATTCCTTTTACGATAACAATATCATTTGATTCACGCTCTTTTTTATAAACTACATCACCAATAAACATTTTAAATACATAGGTTAATCTGTCTTTTCTATCCATCGTTGCTGATAATCCCAACATATATTTTGTTACTATTTGGAATAAAGCATTACTAAATACCTCTGCTGCTATATGATGACAATTTGACACTACTGGCCCGTCCATGTATTGTTGTTGTTTTGTTGATATTTTTGTCCCAATTATAAAATTATGATTATCTTCTACTTCAATATCATACACATATGGTTTTTTACATCTATTAGCACCTTTATTTTTAAAATAACTTATATCAGTTACTCTTAATAACCCATAATCTAGAAAATTATTACTCCATTCATAAGTTTCCTCTCTGTTATTTAGTTTATAATCCATTGAATTATGAATATATGGACCTACCAATTTTAATAATTTTAAAGAATTTTCTTTATTAAAGCGCAAATAATAATATTTTCCCTTACTTTTATTAATTGTACAATCAATTCCGTATTGTTTGAATTTTTTTACAAACTTTTCTTGCATTTCATAATCAAAATTATTAGAATGTATACATACATAATTACTAATACTACCATTTTTATTTTCATTCTTTTGAATACTCCCGTCGTCCATATACCATATTGCTATTCCTCGATCATCTAATTTATCCAATAACCAATCCGGCACTATTTTCGTATCTTTTGTTATTTTTTCTTCCAAATCAAATATTTTTGTTTGGAATCTATACGCTGGTTTTTGTGAATATCCATTTTTTTCTACATATTTTAATTCTTTAATGCCAAACATATTTGCTTTCCATTCACAATATTCTTTTTGTTTTTCACAATGTATTATTCTTAATCTATATCTATTTTTTTTTGTTATTCCTATATGACCATCACCGAGATATGAACCATATACTAATTGTAATTGGTCCTCATTTAGAGAAGGGGATATTATATTATCAATATAGGTTTTATCATATTTGGATATAATTAAAGAATCTTCTGTTAATTCATTTGCTTTAATATATCCTTTAGTTGTCAATATCTTATGTTCTGGCGTGCAATTTATAACTTTTTTTGACATTTTAATTTTTATCAAATCTTCTCTTTCTTTTCTCCAAGAATAAGTCATTCTTTTATACTCAAACTTATTTGCTTCTCTATTAAAACTCACTATTTTGGGCAATTCCTCTTTATTTTTCCATTTTTCATATAAACTACCTATGCGAATAGGACCTTTTTCTGTGTGTATCATCGTATTATAAGGGAAACATTCGTCAATTATCGTAAGACCGAAGTACTGGAATAAACTTGTTGGGTATTTCTTCATAGAAAGTGATTGGAGCATTCCTATAACTATATCTTTCCCTTCAATATCTATTACTTCCCCTTGAATTCTTCCGACCTTGGCTGTAGGAAGGAATTGATTTATTCTTTCCGTCCATTGCTGTAATAAGAACTCTTTGTGCACTATCACTAGTGTTTTTTTCTTTAATTCCGAAATTATTTTCAATGCCATTACAGTTTTTCCGGCACCACAATGGATTTCCAGTAAACCTGCCCCTTTTGTTTTAGCACTTTCAACATATTTTTTGACTATAGGTTTTTGAAAATCTCTTAATTCGCCTTCAAAATATATATCAATATCTTCACCATCTGAAATTTTAATTGCATCAGGTTCTCCGTAAGTATCCACACCATAAAATCTTGGAACATATAGTTTATTAGGAGATTCGCGATATATAGGAAATGGCGTAGGTTGGGATATAGAACTTTTAGGCACAAATGCCTTTACAGTTAGTTCTTTTCTTATTAACTCCTGTTCTTGAATAGTTATATGTTCTTTTTTAATACTATATCCTTTGGGTCCAAGATATGTGGCGATGTCTTCATCCATTTATAATAACTATATTGATTTGTTTAGATTGATTCATTTATTTCAATTTCTTAGAATAAAAAATATAACCTTATGATATATGACAGATTTGTTCAAAATCATGAAAAAGGATACGCATCATTATGTATTGGCGGCATTACTTATTATTTTCATTGTATCTGATGTTCAAGTACCAGGAATTATCGGCGAATTAGTTGATACTATTCTAGGAAAAATTGTAGTTGTTATGGTTGCTCTTAGTTTATTTGCGGCACATCCTGTAGTTGGTGCAATTGGTCTCGTAGCTGCCTATCAACTTATTATGCGGTCCCAAGGTCTTCAAGTCGCTTCAATATATATACCCAGTGAAATCCAAAAGTCACGTGTGTTAACTGCTATGAATCAATTCCCAGTTACTGTCGAGGAGGAAGTTATTTCCAAACAAATCCCTTATGTCTTTAAAAGAAATGCACAAGGTAACACACCATACAAAGGTGTACAGGATAGATTGCACGGTGCAGCAAAAATCAATGCTTCTAATTAATTAATAATAACACTAAAATATTATTAATTATTACTTATCGGTGTCGATGATGATGTGTTAGGAATTTCAAGTGTTGACTCACTTGCTGCTACGGTGGTATCAAGACGCGTACGTATCATTGGCCATAATACATAATAGAAAAATATACCACCGGCTAATATTGATAAAAGTACAATGATAATTATAAAGGCTGGACTTTTAGACCAATCTATTGATGGTTTTTTAGTACTTGTACCACTTGTACCACTTGTACCACTTGTACCACTTGTACCACTACTTGCTGGGTCTGTGTCATAATATTCTGTACATTCCATTGCTTGTGATTGATCATCTGTTTCTGTATTATTTGCACCACTTGAATTATATGCAACAAAACCTTCTTTAAAACCACCAACAAAACCTTCTTTCTTACTAGTCTTTACTGCTGATTTTATTGATTTTTTGATCAATTCTAAATCAGCTGTATTAATAGTCGATGCATGGTTATTATCAAATACAATCATTGTGGCTTGCATATGGCAAGGAGGGTAGGGTGAATCACCGATATAATGATAGAAAGGTGTTTTAGGTGCTGGCATCACATTATTTAACGACCAATTTTTAACATTTACTGTAGTAGGGCTATTTTTTTCGAGGGGAATATGGGATGCAAATTGTTTAAAGAAATTTACAGAATCTCCTGTTCCTTTATTGGTTTTAATAGGTAAACATACCATGAAATTTTTTGTTCCTCCATTATGTTTTAATATTAATTCTGCGGCTGTATGTTTACCGTCGAATGTATGCAAGGAAGGAACATATAATCTAACATCATCAAGGCTGAGTCCTTGGGAATTATACGTTACCTTATTTTTTCCATCTGTTTTGATTTCTAAATAATCTCCTTTATTAATTAATTTACAAGTACTATTCGAATTGTATTTAAAATTAAAATTACAATTTTCTTTGCACTTATCTTCCTGTCGTGTCTTTAATTCAGTAGCTTCATTGTTAGGACAACTCATTTAATATACTATTATAATAAAAAAATATAATTTTATTGTATATACCAATGACCATTACAAGGAAACGATTGAGAAAAAGAATCAGAGGAAAAAACGCTATCACACTTAGAAAAAGAAGAAAGTCTAAAGGAAGGAAAAGAAGAAGTTTTAGAAAGAATAGACATATTAACTTAAGAACATCTAGTTTGCGAGGAGGTAACCCAAAATCAAATAAAAGAAAAAAGAAGAAAAAATCAGCAAAAAAAAGGAAAGCCATACAGCGACAAAATAAAAGAACTCAGAAAAAAGCTAGTGTAACAAAACAAAATAAAACCAAAAAAATATCACGAGCAAAGAAGGTAACAAAACCAAAAACTACAACTAAGAAGCCAGTAGAGGCGAAAAAACCAGCAGCGAAAAAACCAGCAGCGAAAAAACCAGCAGCGAAAAAACCAGCAGCGAAAAAACCAGCAGCGAAAAAACCAGCAGCGAAAAAACCAGAGGAGAAAAAACCAGCAGCGAAAAAACCAGCAGCTAAAGGTACACAGAAGAAAAAACCAGAGGAGAAAAAACCAGAGGTGAAAAAATTAGAGGTGAAAAAACCAGAGGTGAAAAAATTAGAGGTGAAAAAACCAGAGGTTAAAGCAACTACTACAAAACCACGTGTAGTCGCAAAGACAACACCTGTCCCGCCACCAAAGAAAATAGTCCAAAAAATGGTGACACAAACTACTCTTCCACCTAGTGTACCAAAAACTCAAGTTGTAGATATAAAAAAGGTTAATCAAGTTGCAAAAAAAGTCAATAAAAATATAGTTAAACAGGCAAATGCTTTAGAAAATACTAATAATACCGCGGTCAAACAAATATTGACTGCAAAAGACAATTTGAAAAAAGCGGTTGATAAATCTTTTGGGTCTATACAAACGGCATTTAAATTATCTGCGAGAGAAACAAAAAATTTAGCTGAAACCATTAAAAAATCTACAACTCCTATTGCGTCACCAAAAACTACTAGTGGTAAAAAAGTTCTTAAAATTGCAGTCATCACTGATAAGGATGCTCAAACTTTAGTCTCTAATCCTGGTGGTGGAACTGCGGTGGCTGCTATGCGAAATCAACATCAACTTTTAAATACACAACAATAAAATCAATTAATATAATAATTATTTAATTATATTAATCACTAAAAGCTCTTTGACGTTGTGCAGTAATTGGTATTTGAATTTCTAATTTTTCTCCAATTGATGTCTTAAAATCTATCAAAGCTAGTATGATACTATCAATTTTACAAATCAACTTTGCCTCTGTTGGATATGTTTTTTTTAATGTATATAATCCAGTCATTAATGAATTTGCTAAATCCTTTAGATTTTTACCCAAAAGTCTATACCTACTATCATATGTCATTTTTAAAATATTTAATACTTTATCTAAATACTTCATAAATTTTGAAAAATCTTCATCTAGATGATTAAATGTATGAGAACGACCTTGTTTTGTCCACCATCTTTTAAGTTGGACAAAATACTCTCCATTGGTATGTCTATAGTATACACCACTACTATCTCTAGCAAGCTTGTCCCCCTCTTCTAGTTCACCTATTTCTTTAAATTTTGTTGAATAACTATCATATGCATCTTGTAACTCTTTAAATTCTTGTTGTCGAAAATTCAGTTTATTTAAACCCAAAGTTTCACTCATTGCCATAAATGCCATTTATATATCACAATATTTTAAAGATAAGGAATATACCGAGGCAAAGCATTCTCATATGTGGTCACTTTGAAAGCATCTTTGTAACCCTCCACATATATCGTATCACCATTGTACAAGTCATCACATCCATATTCATTTGTACAACTTCGACCATTACGTGATACCGGTAATTTAATCCCTTGATGTTGATCACTAATTGTATAATATTGCCATTTATTACGGTTGGTATGTAGGGGTCTACCCATTAGAGGCAAAATTGTTTCCCTACCATTTAGTCTGGTTAATAAACCGACTTGCCGGTATGCATCATCAAAACCTCGCGTTTTAACATTTATAGGAATGCCTCGAGGATCTATGGTTGAAATCATTGGTGGCATAAATCTATCTAATTTCAAAGGTGGAGAATATGGATTCATTAAAACATCACGAGGGGCATCAGTAGTTGTCACATTCCATCTAGGAAATGCTTCACCTCTTTGAGAAATAATATCTCGATTTACAATAACTGTTGACTGATTTGGAGAGAATCCTGAATAATAAAAATAAAGTCCAATTAAACCTAAAACACAAATTAAAAATGTAATTGTTACATTTTCAATACAAATTACTCCTGGGGGACATTTGCGACGGGCCATTTATATTAAATGTTTATTTTTTTTTACCATTTGGCAATTTTATACCACCCATCTTACCCATTAATCCTTTCAAATTATCCATTCCTCCTAATTTATCCAACATACTTCCCGCTTGTTCCATAAGAGGAGCGAAATCTTTCAATTGACCCATCAATTCCTTTTGTTGGTCCATTAATCCCTTTGTATCCTTCGTTAAGTTTTTCATACCACCATCACCCAACATCTTATTAAGATTGTCGTATGCTTGTTCCATAGTAGCAGCATAATCTATTCTGGTACTGTCAACCTCATCTTCCTCCTCTTCAGTTGCAGCTCTTGCAGCTTTTGCAGGTCGAGATGAGGAAAACCCACCTTTAAAACCATCCTGCTTCTTTTTGTCCTTTTTCTTTTTATCATGCGATTTTTTTGACGACTTTTCTTCTATTTCTGATTTTGCTTCCTCCGCTTTTTTCTTGATTTCCTTTGTGTCAAATCCTTCTCTCATTCGGCTACTAGCATAAAGGATGTTTGTTCCTAATATAGCTGAGCCCAAAATAATGATCATATTTTTACTAAAGTGGCTTGCAAGGGCACAAACGGCAATAAATACCATCAATGACTTAAAATCCTCAATAGCTAAATATCCTAAAATATTGGAGATTGCAATGAATAATACCAAATACAATACATACTTGTTCTGGAGTAGTTTTTCCATTATTATATATAAATTAGATATAATAATATAAATTAGTTTAAAAATCCTTGTTTTCCTGCTGCTTTTTTCTTTTTACAGTCACGGTCGTTTGCGTCACATACATCTTTTGATGCATCTGCTAACTTTGCGGCATGTTCTTTTGCTGCAGCGCCGGCAGTGTCATTTTTTTCACTTGCTTTTCTTGCCTCTGTATGGAGAGTTGCAGCTGCCTCACCTGCTTTATCCGCTCCATTTTTCAACCCTTCTCTAAGACGACCACATCCGAAAAGGATGTTAGAAACAAAAAGACCAATAAAAATATCAACCGTGCGATTCTTGGTGAATTGGTTAGCAAGGTATGCTGCACCTCCTAATACCAAAACACACTCGATGGATCCAAGCGAAACATATCCCAAAACATTAATTACCATAAGCGCAACTGCTACGTAGTAAAGATATTTATTCTTCAACACATTGTTAAAATTCATCTTATATATAATTCAAATATAAAAAATTGATTTAATGCCTATTTGAGAAGATAATCCTAAATATGAATGAATTTGTTGATGTCATTGAGCCAGATTACCAATTGGCTATATGTGAACTATACCACCCATATTTTCATGGTGATCTAAATGATGAAGACAATAAACTTAAAAATTATATTTATAATTCTTACTTATGTGCTTATACTATAGAAGAAGGTGAATTATACGATCAAGACATATATCCGTCTCGTAATGAAGGTCCTTGGGGATTGAGTAGACAACGATTGTGGCCTAAGGTAAAACATCCTTCAATACGCAATTACCATCATATTGTAAAAAAATATGCATTGGATATTGTACAAATGGTTTATTTAAATACCGGACATCACATATGTATACCTAAAACATTTTGGCTGAAAATACTTCAGCGAAAATATAAAAATTATTATAAAAAACTACAGGAACGAATTCGACAAGCCAAACATCCTAAAGCCTTGCTACGACGACAAATTACAGGAAAACAATTTTAACGACGTCTCCTACGTTTCTTTGTTTGTTTGCGTTTCTTGCGTCTCTTGTGTTTTTTGTGTTTTGTGTGTTGCCTACTTAAACTTTTTCTCCTAGATTGTCTTAATGAACGGCGACTGATTGCTGCACGAGTAAATTTGTAACCTCCCTTCTTTTTCTTTCTTCGGGTTTTCTTTGCTTTTTTCTTTCTGCGACGACGACCACCTATCATCAACAATGGTGGTATTGCATCAGGTGCCACGACACCACCCGGCGCCCGCAGTTCATTTCGAAGGATATATGATAAATTATTAATTTGTTGTACCAATCCTGCCATCATTTGAGGAATATTTAGTTGGGAAAGTTGACTTGCTAAATCTGCCATGGCGTCAGCTTGGTTTTGACTAATAAATCCCTGTGAATTCACAGCATTAATTAAGTCAATCAATGCCTGTTGCGCTTGTTGTGCTACTTGTTGAGCATTTGCTGCAGCTACCGCCCCTTGTTGCATATTTGCTACTATTGCATTTATTGATTGTAAACGATTAAAAATTCTTCTTAACCGTTCCACCGCTACTTCACGAAATTCATTTGCTTTAGTTGCTGTCACATTTGCATTTTGTAAGTAATCGGTGCTACGAAGAGCTACTTCCATTGCTGTTTGATATGGTGTTTTATTGGCACCTGCCATTTCTTGTTGTACAGAAGCGGGCGCAGCATTTGTCATTGCTTGCGTTTGTGCTGGGGTGAATGCTGGACCCGCCACTTGTGCTGGTATGGGAGGGGCACTTTGCGCGTTTGCACCTGTCAGTGGGGCCAGAGGACCACCAGCTGGTGTCACATTTACTAAATTACCAACAAGTGGTTGCGCATTTGGGTCGGGACCTAAACCGGCCACGGGTAGTGCCGCAGGATTTGCTGGGTCCCCGCCTAAATCGGCTATTGGATTTTGATAAAAATTTGCTGCCATTTATATATATAAATAAATATATTAAATCATAGCCTCTCTTAACATTTCTCGAACGATTGTCAATCCTTGTTTATAAACTTCGATTAAATGTCTATACTCCCGCTTACTTGTACCCATATTTCTCTCTAATTCATCACCCTGCATTTTTAATCTATTTACTTGTGTCATTACTCCAGCCAGATCAGTGTTTTTTTGTTGAATTATAGATTGTATGGATGCTAAACGCGCCGTTATAATTGCCATTTTTAATTCTAAAAAAGATTGTACTGGATTAGTAGTGTCTAAAGGTGTATTTAGTGGTATATACGTAGAATGTGCTGCATTCCGGATATTTTGTAGATGAGCTGGTGTGTGTGGTTGAGCCATTACTTATATATTCCTCATATTAGTTTGTGTTTGTTGTTCACCAGTTATTCTATCCAATTCACCTTTTATATTATCCATTTCTCCTAAAATTTGATTCTGCTGGAAACGCGCTTTATTCGCCATTTCAGCAGACAAACCCGCTTCTTGTAATATTTTATCCAAATAACCCATTAACATTTGTAACTGTTTACGCTCTCTTTCTTTTTCATCTAATATATATTTATGGTATCGTTTGTAATCATTTGTCACACTCTCTAAAAACTCATTTTCGTTTTGAACCTTTTTTGTCTCTTCTAAATAACCCATAACGGAGTCCTGTGTTTTGTTAATTTCTGACTGTAACAGCTCGATAATTTTATCTCTAGTTGCTAAATCCATCGATTAATATAATAAGAGATTATTTTAATTTTTACAAACCGCACTGCTGTAGGTATTAAAATGCTAAATTATTTTTTATTTACTATACCATTAGTAGTGCTAAAGTATTTTTATTTAAAAATATTTAAATATTTAGTGATATTATTTAGGATGTCGAAAACTCAAAATGAACCACTTCTTGCGGAAAATCCCAATCGCTACGTTATGTTTCCTTTACAAGATCAAGATATTTGGCAAAGTTACAAGAAAATGATGGATTGCTTCTGGCGAGCCGAAGAAATTGATTTTTCAAAAGATATGACACATTGGAAAACTCTTACTGAAAAAGAACAATATTTTATCAAGATGATATTAGCGTTTTTTGCAGCAAGTGATGGTATCGTCATAGAAAATTTGGGAGCGCGTTTCATGACAGAAGTTCAATTGCCCGAAGCAAGAGCTGCATACGGATTTCAACTCATGATGGAAAATATCCATTCAGAAACATACTCTCTACTTATTGATACATACATCAAAGACAAAGAAGAAAAAACAAAATTATTCACAGCCCTAGATAACTTTCCTTGTATTAAAAAGAAAGCGGACTGGGCTATTAAATGGATTAATGATAAACGTTCTTCTTTTGGTACTAGACTATTAGCGTTTGCTTGTGTAGAAGGAATTTTCTTTTCTGGTGCATTTTGTTCCATTTACTGGCTCAAAAAACGAGGGTTAATGCCCGGATTAACTTTCTCAAACGAACTAATCGCCAGAGATGAAGGCATGCACACTGACCTAGCTGTATTATTATTCCGCAAATTAGTTAAAAAACCCAATAAAAAGAAGGTGTATGACATAGTTCAGGAGGCCGTATCTATCGAAAAAGAATTTATATGCTCTGCATTGCCATGCAAACTCATTGGTATGAATGCTAAATTAATGAGCGAGTATATCGAATTTGTCGCCGACCGCATTGTTCAGCAATTGGGATTTGATAAAATCTACAAAACAGCAAATCCTTTCGATTTCATGGAAATGATTAGCTTAGAAGGTAAAACGAATTTTTTTGAAAAACGCGTCGGAGACTACAGTTTAAGTAGTGGCAATAAGAATCTTAATGCTTTTGATATGGAAGATGTTGATTTTTAATTCTTAGTTATATATATAATATGTTTCCTGCGTATAATAAAATACAGAAAGTACAAATTAAACAAAATGAGGAAAAAATGACTAAGGCCCGTGTTGGCCGTAAACTTGCCGCATTCTATCGCGGTGCAAAAACCAGACAAGACCCAACTATTTATTTAAAAAAGTTGGAGAGAGCACTAACACTTTTAACGGACATTAAAGAGAAATTTACATCTAATGAGGATATTTGGAGAGCTCTAACGTCCCATCTCCATCAGCATCCTTCTATCGAACCAGATCGAATTCCAATGCCTCCTCCAATAAGAAGAAGTAAAAGAGAGTCGATTTTTACTCACCCTCAATCTGATTTCTTTACTAAAAAATTAGAAAGAAAAGAAGGAGAACCCCACGGTCCATTGTTCAAGATGCTTCATGAAAAGTTAAGGGGAATGTACAAGGCCAATTTAGAAGAAATATTAAATGACATCGCAAAAATATCAAGCTTAAATTTAAATGTCGCCGCTGGAGTGTTGGGGATCTTGATGGATCTAGATCCGACAAGGAGGAGCATGGTACCAATTCAGGAAAAACAAATTATGCTGCAAGCCGAAGATATTGACGAACGGAAACAGAGGTTGATTTTAACACTTTCCGGTAACCCCCGTATTCTTGGTGTTGACGGTACTGTCAAAATATCCGTACTGGAGCAGCTGGAAAAGATGAAATACATGTACACTTATAAAGATGCTTTAAAAGAACCCGCGAGATTTATTGAGTTTCTTATAGACTTCCTTAATAATGTGATTGGGAATTTTAAACATCGTTTTATGTCAAACCCAGAAAAAAGGGAAGTAAATTTCAAAAAAGTAACACAAGAAGAAGAAAAAAAAGAAGGAGGTCGAAGGAAAACCCGGAAAAAGAAAAAAAGGAGAAAAAGAAAAACCCGCAAGAAAATAAAAAGGAAAACTAGAAAAAAACGCTCAAGACGATAAATTATTATTTATTTTAACCTCTAATTCAGTAATGCGTTTATCTTGCTCTTTTACAATTATCAATAACGAATCTATTATGTTTTTTAAAGTTCTAATATTATGACCAGTGCAGAATTGTCCATTCGTTTTTATAAATTTGTTTACATGTTTATCCAATTTGTTAATATTTTCATTTTTAATAATATTGTCTTCTATTATATTTTGACGTATTGATCCCACTAATTCTGTAACAAGAAATTGCAAGTTATCCAGATTTTCTAATTTATCCATTTGTATAATTAAGACAATAAATTTTATACTGTTAAATTTTATTGTCTTAGAGTATTTTGATTATCACAGAACCATTTATAGGTTTCTTTTAATCCATCCTGGAGAGAAGTAAATTTAAAATCTGGATAATATTTGCACAACTTACTATTGTCAACTGTTTTTTTCATACAACCATCGGATTTATTTATATCCCATTCTAATTTATCTCTACTAATATCCATGGCATCTGCCAAAGAACCCACCATTTCTTTAATTGTTGTTTCATCATTACAACAAATTAAAGGCTCAGTATTATTATATTTTTTGTCTAATAATACATCACAGATAATCTTTGCAAAATCCTTAGCGAACAGAAACTGACGATATGCTTGACCTGTACCATAAGGTGTGAATTTCCCATCTTTTTTAGCCTTCTCTCCATGAAAGCGATTCATAATAGCTGGAATAACATGTCCATTCTTAATACTGAAATTATCGTGAGGTCCATATAGGTTCACTGGTATAACACAAATATATTCAGTACCATATGCTTTGTTATATTGTCTACACTGGAGTTCTAACATTCTCTTAGCATATGCATAACCCTCGTTAGAATGATGAGGTGGTGATTCGTGAATCATTGATTCATCCATAGGAAACCTACTGGGGTTGCAAGGATAAATGCAAGAAGATAGACAGAAAATGCCGCGTTTTATACCATATTTTTTACAAGCGAATAAAATATTTTCATTAATTTTAATATTTTCACTGAACATCTCTACATTAGAATCTAGATTCATAAATAAACCTCCTACCTTTGCGGCGAGATGAATAATATAATCAAATCTATTATCTCCACTAGAAAAAAAAGTTAAAACAGACATCCTAGACGACAGTTCGCAATCAGCTCTAGTTAAAAAAACGAATTTGTGTTGTGGATATTGATCTACAATGGCTTTGATGGAGTGACCAACCAAACCATTTCCTCCTGTTACGGCGATACGCATTATAATTATATATTGCTATATAAATTTAAATAGTATTATATAATATTATTTAAATGGTGAAATTAGCCTTTATTACAGGTATTACAGGACAAGATGGTTCTTATTTGGCCGAATTGTTATTAGAGAAAGGTTACAAAGTGTATGGTATTGTAAGAAGAACATCATTGCTTTACAGTTATACGCGCCTAGATCATATTCGCACCAAGTTAACTTTGAGATACGGTGATTTGAGTGATTCCGCTGGTCTTTCCAATTATATTCATGAAATAATTCGAGAAAATCAAGATTTTGATAGATTAGAGATTTATAATCTAGCTGCTCAGAGTCATGTGAAGATATCTTTTGAAATCCCTGAATATACAGCTGATATTGACGGCATAGGTACAATGCGCCTATTGGAGATAATCCGCACTTTAGATCCTGGTATTAGAAATAAAGTACGCTTTTATCAAGCAGGTACAAGCGAAATGTATGGGAAAGTATTAGAAACACCACAAAGTGAAACCACGCCATTTAATCCCATATCACCATATGCGGCAGCTAAGTTGTATGCATATTATATGACTAAAATTTATCGAGAAGGTTATGGATTATATACAACAAATGGTATACTTTTTAATCATGAATCGCCGCGACGAGGGGCGAATTTTCTGACAATGAAAGTAGTAAATGGAATAAAAGATATTATCTCTGATAAAAAAGTATGGATAGAGTTAGGGAATTTAGATTCAAAAAGAGACTGGGGTCATGCCAAAGATTATGTACAAGGGATGTGGCTTATGTTACAACAAGATAAACCAGATGATTATGTACTTGCAACGGGTAAAACCTATACAGTTAGAGAATTTATAGAACGTGCATTTGCCTTTAAAGGATATAAAATTCATTGGGAGGGCGAAGGGTTGAAAGAAGTAGGAGTTGATCAAAATGATATAATCCGTGTTACTATTAATGCCAAATACTATAGACCTTGCGAAGTAGATTTGTTATTAGGAGATGCCAAAAAAGCTGAGAAAGAGTTAGGTTGGAAAAGGGAGTTTGATACTGTGGATAAGTTGATTGAAGATATGTTTGTATAAAATGATAAATCTTAAATAACTATATAAATACTGATATATCTAATTTATTAAAAATGATACCTATTTATATTCCATATTTAGATAAGTATAAAAATTCGGCCTTAATGGCTATATCGACAAATTGGATTAGTAATTATGGTATATTTGTTAAAAATTCTGAGGAAAAACTTAAAAGTATATTGAATGTTAAACATTGTATATTGATGAATAATGGTACGGCAGCCACGCATTGTCTTTTATTGGCTTTAAAATATAAACATCCAAATATTAAAAAAATTTATGTTCCAAATAATGTTTTTATAGCACCTTGGAATTGTGTATTAATGGAATATCAAAAAGAGAATATAGAGGTTATGAAGACGAATTCCGAAACCCTCAATATAGATACTTCTGAAGAATATATTAAAAGTTTGGAAAAAGATTCAGCTATGTTAATTGTGCATAACTTAGGAAATATAGTTAATGTTCCCCGATTAAAACGTATACGCCCAGATATTATATTTGTTGAAGATAATTGCGAGGGGAATTTTGGTAAATATGAAGATATATATAGTGGAACTAGCGCTGATTCGCTTTGTTCTGCCGTTTCATTTTATGCAAACAAAACATTAACTACTGGTGAAGGCGGTGCTTTTTTTACAAATGATGATAATACATATGAATATATAAAATCAATATATAGTCATGGAATGACAAATGAGCGATATATTCATAATAAAGTTGCTTATAATTATCGTATGACAAATGTACAAGCTGCATTTTTATATGACCAATTAAATGATTTAGATCATATTCTTACTTTGAAAGAAAATTTATTTAAAAATTATGATAAATTATTTAAAAAAAATATTGATGGAGGACAAATAGTAAAAATTAATAGCGAAGAAAATACAGTAAGTGCAAATTGGATGTATAGTATTATTATCCCGGATTTAAATTTTAAACATATGGAAAACTATATGAATGAAAAAATGATTCAAATCCGACCCCTTTTTTATGATATAAGAAAACATGATCATTTAAAAGATATTAACATTGATTATTCAGAGATAATTAATAATGGAGTTATGTTACCTAGTTATCCAGGATTAAAACAGGAACACCAAGAATATATTTTTAATTGTTTGAATGAGTATTTATTAATAAAATGACAATAAGTATTTAGATAACAACGAATAATGTAATAATAATGTGGAACAATAATGATAAAAAGGGTTTTATGCGGAATGCTAAAAGTGGAATTGGTCAAATAAATACAAATGCTTTGTTTGGAAATATAATAAAAGAGTTATGTTTAAATCAAACTAATAAGACATTTTTGGAAATTGGAACATGGAATGGATTAGGTTCGACAAAATGCTTCATTGATTCTTTATCGACGCGAAATGATAAATATGTATTTTATAGCCTCGAATGTAATAAAGACAAATCTAATTTTGCAAAAAATCTGTATAAATCTCATAAAAATATTCATATTTTAAATGAAGTTATTTGGAATAAAGAACCTGAAATTTTTTCAGACGTATATGATAAAAATAAAATGACTTCTTTTGATGGCGGACATTATACATGGGAAAATTCTCCAGATAAATTTAATATTAAAAAATGTAATGTATTTCTAGACAGAAATGATTTACCTGATATATGGGATGTGATACTATTTGATGGTGGTACACAAACTACATATTTTGATTATCTATTATTAAAAGATAAATGTAAAAATATTTTATTGGATGATATAAATATTGAAGAATATAAAATAATAGTAGAGCACATAGAAAATAATAATAAATTTGAAATTATTATTAAAAATGGTGAACGAAATGGTTTTTTATGGGCGAAATTAAAAAATTAATACTTTATTCAAAGTGTTCATTTATAAATTTTTGTAAATATATTGGATTATCTATATGAACAAGTCCATCACTAAGCGATTTATTTAAAAATCCATTTTCATCTGCATAGTATTCATATATATCTACGAAAATCTAATTATTTTGTAAACATCTTTTTTTCAAACAACTATTAAAATAATAAACATATTTTTTTCTTTCTTCATCTGTTCCTAGAAAAGGCCATTTTTTTACAGCATCTAATAATTGTTTTCCTTTCCATGTTTGTACAAAATCTTTCTCTACTGGAGGTACAACATTATATACACCAATATTTTTTAATTTTATATTACAATTCTCTATATTTATTTGGATAGCATCTATATAATTATTAATAACATTATCAATTATCATTTCATATGTATTATCAGGTGTTATATATTTATGAATATGACATCGACAATCAATTTCACCAAAACAAAAAACAACACTGTCATTATTTTTAATGCCAAAATTTTTAATATCACATCTATCAAGTTTGTCTCTTCCAAAGGAATAAGCCAGAGTAGGTCCTAAACTATGTGTTATAACTTTATTGCATTTGTACCATCCATATACAGAATGACTTTCTCCAAATGTATGAATATACATATATATATATATATATTATTTGACTAACATATATAGTGTTTGTTTTGATTATTGTATATTGTGTACTTTTTGACAAATGATACTTATTTTCGGACATTCTAATAAATTTGTATTTGATATATCAAACATTTTACATTTTTCTACGATTTTAATATTATATTTACTACAAATAGTTTCTATAATATTTAATTTCCATATATACATTGACAATGTATAAGGATATGTTTCATCTTTATTAATAATTTTATTGTGTAAAACCATATTAATATAATTATCAGTTTTACATAGTATTTCTGGAGAAATAATATATTTTACATTTTCCAATAGAGGTCTTGACTCGTTTACTGGTTCATTCTTAATAAAAAAATCATAATTAAAAATATCAAAATAAAAAATACCACCAGGGACTAAACGTGTTGATACATCTTGGATAAATTCTTCTAATAATTTAATATTTGATAAATGATTAACAACTTGTGAAAAACACGAGATAAAGTTATATATATCTCGGTTTAGTTCATTTAAAAATGAACATTTAAAGGTAACTTTTTCATTTTTACATTTTTCAATCATACTTTTACATGGATCAATACCCGTAGATTTATTAAAATGTTTGTAAATTAAATTTGTATAAATTCCTGTACCACACCCTACATCTAAAAAATTATTCTTTTTTTTTACTCTACTTAATAAATCGTTTATAAAACTATTAATTTCATCATTAGATTTATTTGATTTCTGATAATTATAAATTTTATCATAATAACATGCTAGAACATCATATGAATTAATATTGGTATTCATTTATAATTTATATAAAAATTATATTTAAATAACAATTATTATTTAAAATATAAATGAATACTAAAATTGAACTACCCGTATCCTTTGGAGAAGCACTTGATAAATTGACAATTCTAACTATAAAAATGAAAAAAATAACAGATAGTAGGAAAGCTGATGTAGAAAAGGAATTTAACATATTGAATTCAAAATTAGAAAAATATAAAGAAGAATATATTTTCTACTATAATATTCTACTTTCGATAAATGAAAGTATATGGGATATGCAAGATCAATTTCGCGATTCAAAAAATCCACAGGAACAAAATAAGCTTTGTATAAAAATTATAAAAGAAAATGATAATAGATTTCGTGTGAAAAAAAAAATTAATAATCTAAGTAATTCAAATCTCAAAGAGCAAAAGGGTTATAAGCCGAAAACAGCATTCGTCTTGACCCATATTGGCCTTGGTGATAATATTATTTCAATAGGTGCTGTAAGATATTTATCAACATGTTATGATAAAGTTGTTGTTGTATGTAAAGAAAAAAATAAGAAAAATATGGAATTATTTTATAATGATGATAAAACCATAGAACTTTATCCTGTTATAGATGCTATAAATATAAGTCCTAACCACAGATTTGATATTAATACATTTAAAAATATTACAAAAAATATGGATTTATACTTGGCTGGGTGCTGTTGTTTAAATGTACAACCAAATCCTTATACAGATATACCATTTAATTTTTATAGGGATATGAATATAAATGAAAAATATTTCTGGCAATATTTTCATGTAAATATTTCTTCAGAATCAAAGAGCTTATTTAATAAATTAAAGGATGTTAGTAATTATATTTTTATACACAATTCTGCAAGCACTGGAAATGCATTTTCTATAGTTGAGATAGAGAATAAATTAAAATTCAACAAGCAGGAAATACTGGTGATTAATCCAAATAATAACATATATAATAAGGTGGATCCATTTTTTGAGTTAGCCAATGAATTTTTAAATCATCCTTTATCGTTTTATATATCAACTATTATAAATGCAAATAAAATTATTTTAACAGATAGTAGTTTCTTTTGTCTAGCCATCAATCTACCAATCAAAACTCAAGAATGTTATTTAAAATCTAGACAAAATAGAGACTATTCATATTTGTATAAAAAAAAATATTTCGATTCTATATTGAATAGGAAAATATTTCGAGTTCTAAAATAATAGAGATATACTTTTTGTAGTTTAATTACTCTGTTTTCCTTGAACTGTTTAAATGGAACAAATATCTCGTTTATTTATCTCAAAAATTATAATTTTATATTTATAACATGGAAACTTCAAAACTTATTAAAGAAATTAATTCTTTTAAAAATCTTTGGAAAGGTGGATTTAGAACAGGTTATTCAATTAAACGAAATCAAAAAGGAATTGAAAAATATTTACAAAAAAATATGACTGGCAAATATTGTTTAGAAATTGGTTGTGGTGGTGGTCAGTGGAGTAAATTTATATATAATCTAAATGTATTTGACAAAATATATTGTATAGACGTCTTATCTGCTGAACATAATAAATTTTGGGAATATGTAGGTAATGATAAAAAAGATAAAATAGAATATTTTCATATAAAAGATTTTTCTTTAAAATGTATTCCATTAGATTGTTTAGATTATGTTTTCTCTTATGATGTATTTTGTCATATTTCATGTTCGGGTCAAATAAAATATTTAGAAAATCTTTATGAAAAATGTAAAATAAACTGTAAATTATTTATTATGTATGCTGATCCTAAAAAATATTTATTTAATGAACCTGAACATTTAGATCATGTATTGTACTATATACCAAATAAAGGTAAAAATTGTAATACAAAAGAAGAACTTATAGATAGTTGTTTATCAGATAAAGACGGTATTCCAAGTGAAGGTCGTTGGTATTGGGTTGGTATAGAAAATTTTACTAATTTATGTATTAAATATAATTATAAAATATTGGATAAAGACTTGAATATAGACAAAACAAATCCTATAACATTATTTACGAAATATTAAACCTTCAAACGAATGCAAATTATTCGTTTGATAATAATAATTAATTTAGATTTAATTATTATATGACTTGTAATGGTTATATTAAAATAAAATATCGTGGTCGCTATGGAAATAAACTATTTATATATTTTATAGCTAGATTATATGCAGAAAAACATAATTTAAACCTAATTGATGGTATAGATAACACTTTTTTTGAAATAAAAAAATCTAAAAATTTTGGTAAACCTTTAAACAATAATCTAAAAAAATATATTTTAAATGATGGTAATTATGATAGAAAACGAAAATCATTGCCATATTATGGGGAAGGTATATATATTTTTGATGGACATTTTCAAAATGAAGATATATTCTATGAAAATAAAGACAGAATATTAAGTTATATAAATCTTAGATATGATAAAAATGATAGTTTTACTATACATGTTAGATTAGATGATTATTTTTATCCGAATAAACGCCATTTAATAATAAGTATAAATTATTATATTGATTGTATAAGAAAATATGCTAATAATTATGAAAAAATATATATTATCTGTGATAAATTAAGACATAATTGGGAAAAAAAATATATGTTTGAATTAACTAATAAAATTAAATTATTAAACAAAATACCAATTTATACTGAAAATTCCATTAATAACGATATTAAAAATATTATACAATCGAATTATATAGTAACATCAAATTCTACATTTTGTTTCTGGGGTGTTTTTTTTTCAGATGCTGAAAAAATAATTTCATTTCCATATACAGGATTAGATATTTTACCCAATGAAAAAATATCCAAATGGGATAATAATCCACAAATATTTAAATACAATAAAGATAAAAAATTTACATTTAACATTGAATATAGTAATAATATTATTGATTATTTTGAAAAAATGTAATGTATTATATTCTGTCTTATTTACGAAATATTAAAAAATAAATAATAACTGTAATTAATTTCTATATCTTGTTGCCCATATTGGATACTTTCTTGACAAGTTGCTTCCAAAATCTCCATATCCTGTTACACCACTAAACCAAGTTTCATCATTTAATATTAAATTTCCTTTCATGTGTTTATATAATATACTCATTACAGATTGATCATGTCTATGTTTTTCATTAGATAATGTATATATATCTGTGTGTATCTTCGGATTCTCATATAGCATACTCATATGCTCCTTAAAAAAATCCATTACAAATTTTGTTTTTCTCATTATCAATATCCCATTTAATAATTGAGTATCCTTCATATATTCGTTAATATTACAATTATATCTTTTTTGAAAAAAATCCAAAAAATACCTATTATTATATAATGTTTCCTTGCAATTTTCTCCTAATCTAAATCTTAAAAAACCTGTCCAATGATTATTTACCATTTCAATATACTCATTAAATCTTTTTATAGATTTTTCAGTAATATTCAAACTGCAACCAGCATCTATATATACTAATATATCATTATCTCTTATTCTTTTCAATTTCTCATATATAATATAAGGTTTCCATATCCAATACCCTCCTCCTCTCTTCGACATCTTCCAAACTTCTCCCATTTTTTTAATAAATTCATTATCTACTTCATTTTCTGTGAAACATTTAAAACTATAAAATAAACCACTATTAATACCTTGTTTATTTATAATATTTTCTCTAGCATTAAACTGCCTTGAAGCATAAGATATCCCATATATCTTCTGTTTTTCAATCAATCCTAGTTTATCTTTTAATTGCCATTTCAAATTACTATAATAACTATCTAAAACATACGGCGCTTGTTTTGTAAATATTGGTTTTTGTATTATTTCTTTTTGATGCTTAACTGCATTTGCGATTTGTTGTTTTCGTATTGCATCATTTTCCATATTAACAAAAATATAACTGTCTTTTTCTATTAAATCTTTCTCAGGGAAATCATTTCCCCAATATAATGGTATACATCCTGCTTCAAAAGCATGGAATAATTTCTCTGTACAATAACCTCTTCTGGAAGAATTTTCTGGACAAATATTAAATATCGACGGTTTTAAAAAATTTAATTTATCATTCCAAGTTGGACCAATTATCCTCCCACTATTATTATTAAATTTCCCAGCTGATGCTACATGACCATACTTGATTAATTCATCCATGATTTTCATTCTTTGCCTTCCTCTATCATGACGACATACTAAAGACCCCAAAAATGTCTTATTTTGTATATTTTTATGTCTTTGAATAACTATATGGGTTTGAAAATTATCACTTTTATTCATTGTGAAAAAATTATAAAAAGTCAACCATAAAGGTAATCTTAATTTATTATTTTTAATATCATTAAAATGAAATGCTAAACGCAAATTAAAAGTTTCTTTCATAATCTTTTCGTTAGAATATTCATTATACACATCGCGATCAACATTTTCTCCAGTAAAAAAAACCTTAATTTTTGCTTTTGTTTTTTTTATGTTGCTCATTGGACCAAAACAAGAACAGAATAAAATATCAGGACTTTTCGAATAATGTACCAATTCTATATTTTCTTCAAAAATATGTTTGCAAAAATTAGAAAGCCAAAAATCAATATCGTAACTTTGAGGCCAAAAATTTATATAACTTATTTTCATTGTAATAAGTTATAACAACGCTTTTATATTTATAAATCAATAACTATTTTTTCATAACCATCCAATACTTCTTTTGAAATTACTTTATACTCTATATCATCTAAACCATTACCAGTTGTAAATTTTGTTTGTTCTACTTCTGGTAAATTTAATATATATGGTCTCCATAAATCACTTTGTTTTTTTTTATCTCCCGTATAATGATGAGCATTATTTTTATGCGGCAAAACTTTTATTTGGTTTTTAAATCTATTTTCTTCATTTAATATAGTAAAGTTGCAAATCTTAGAACGATAAAATAATGCTCGATCCTCGATTCCCCAACCCCAAATATCATTGGGATAACCATTCATTTTGATAAATACATCTTTATTATATTTCATTATTCCTCCAAAACACTTAGTATGAGTAGGATTATAAAGTCGAAGGATTTCTTTGGGTTTAATGGTATAGTATTGTTTAATCATTAACTCATTGGGTATCTCATCTATATCATGTGTTATAATATACGAAACATTTGAATCTATATATTCTAAAATACCCGCATTAGAGAGTTTTCCTTTATTAAAAAGTTTTCCTGTGGTTTGTTCTACCACTATAATTTTAATATCAGGAATATATTTTTTAATTAAAGGGAAAGCATTGTTCTTAAAATATTCTAAATGCTCTTCTCGATCTCTATAGGGAATTATTAAAATTGTACTCATTTATATATTTTATCATAATAATCTTTAAATTTATAACGAATATTATGATAAAATATATAAACTAAATAAGCTACTTATTGAAATCAAATAATTATTTTTTTATTTAAAGATTAATTTAAATTAAATATAAAATGCAATCAAACATTGAACGTAAATATAATAAGTTATGCCATACTCGTAGTGATATTAATGAACATTTACCTACATTATTTAAATATGCGTCCGGTTGTGAGTCAATCTTTGAAACTGGGGTAAGAGGATGTGTTTCTAGTTGGGCATTAATATCAGGACTCTTAAATAATAATAAACCTGTTAAAAAAATACTACTAAATGATATCAATAAGTGTAATATTGATGAGTTATTGCAGTTAACAAATGATTTAGATATTGATGTAAAATATGCCTGGATAAATAATCTAGACTTAGATATAGAGGAAGAGGTAGATTTAACATTTATTGACACCTGGCATGTATACGGACAATTAAAACGAGAATTGGACAAATTCAGTAAAATAACAAAAAAATATATAATTATGCATGATACAACTGTTGATGCTATACACGGCGGTACTGTTCGTATGAATCAAGATGCAAAACAACAATCATTAGATAGTGGTATTCCTGTAGAGGAAATAACAAAAGGACTATGGCCCGCAATCACAGAATTCTTAGAAAATAATGATGATTGGTTACTCAAAGAAAGGTTTAATAATAATAATGGATTAACTGTTCTCCAAAGAGTTTAATGTAAACGCTTTATTTTAATATAAATCAAAAGAATTATATTAAATTAAATGAATATGACAACTCTAGCCATTGATATTAAACCGCAATTCATTCAGAGTTATTACAATGTATTTGGACATTTTTATCTAGATCATTTATTTATTTTATATAAAATAAAATGTTGGATAGAAAATACTAAAAATACAAAGATTACAAGTATTTATATACCTAATCATGACAAACTATATTCGTATGCTTTGCCATTTTATAAAATGTTATTTGATAATATTCTAAATCGGCCAGTAGAAAATATGATTAATTTGGGAACTGTTATAGGTAGTATAAGAGGTACTGAAACAAATAAAATTTATCTTGATCGTTCGGAAATACCTCTTGATATTCCAACTGATGTTATGACCAATGGTCGAAAACTTACAGATTTAAATAGAAAAAGAGCCAAAGAACTACGAGAAATTATATGGAAACACTGTGATATTAAAACTGTCATTAGAAAAAATTCCAAAGATCTATTAATAGTAGATAGAAAAAAATCACCCCGGAAATTGATTAATACCCCTGCACTTTTTAAATTACTTGAACAAAAAGGTTATGCATATAGAATTATTGTAATGGAAAATTTCCCTCTTATTGAACAAATAAGAATAGCATATTCATATGATAATATCCTAATGCCTAGTGGAAGTGGCTATACTCATATGGCATTTATGAATGAAAATTCCAATTATTATGAGTTATGTGCGCCAGGTTGGAGATATCCAAACCCACTTATTTTTGGCAATATTTATAATATTAATGTTAAACTATTTATGTTACCTTTAAAAAATGTGATGCCACAGTACAGAAATTTTAATAATCACACTAAACAACTATATCAATATATCGATAGTGCGCCACCTATTTCAACTAATTCCAAGGAAGATATTTCTCGTGAAATTATCTTATATAATATTTTATTATCTCCACAATGCATAAAATGTTTTGATATGCGAGCAATTTTAGATGTTAATTGTCTTTCACATTTATCTCTGCTGGCACGGTTTTTGTAGCATTTCTATAATTATTTCGAAAATGCTTATATAATTTCATACAATTTTCTCTCCGGATTTGTTCTTCCTCTTCACTAATCTTGTCCAAAATATCATCCAACTTATCTAATTCACTTTCTTTTACCCGAACGATCGCTTTATTCCATAATTTATGCTCTGGCAGTTCTAATGTATCAGCCAATAATACTGGAATTGCGCCTGCTCCTAGAGCCTCCCAAAATCGGATTGAATTTGGACCACTTCCACTAGGAGCCAATGCATATCTAGAATCTAATAAAATATTATTATAAATCTTTGTTTTAATTAGATGTCTTTCATCTTCATTTAATTTACCAGTTACATCCTGACCACCACCATAAACATCACAATTAAAATGCCATTCACCCGTATTTCTTATCATACAATCTTGGCGTTTTTTCTTATTTAAATTAAATATTCGTAACCTAATATCGGTTAAATAACAAGCGGGTTGATATCCACCTGCAAAACTGTAAAAATATTTTCTCTTTCTTTTTAATAAATCACATTGTTTGAACACTTTATTTCTTTTATCATCTTCTATATTAACTGCATACAAAGGACACGCTATTAATTCAATCCCACTTATCTTATCTCCCCCTATACATTTATGAGGAACATATACCTTTGTTATGCCCAAAGATTTCCAAAAATCTGTTTTTACAAAATAATTTTCAAAGTATATATGTTGACAGCAAGTATAATAGTTCTTATTCATTGGTATTATTTGTTTTAAAATTTCTAATAATCTTTGTAAATTTACTTTCTTATCAATTACAGTGGCCCAAGGGAAAGGAAAATAGTTAGGATCACCTTTATTTTGCTCATAAAATGTTTTTTCTGTAATTACCGGATACTGCCAAAATAAACCAAGCTGTACTAATAAATTATCAATATTCATTATAATTAATAATATATTATGTATTTAAATTATAGTTTTTTCCAATTTGAATTCAAATACAACTGAATAATCTCTTTATTGGATTTCATATCACTATTAGTCCATAAACCAAAATATAATGGTAATATGTCTCCTATATCGATCGCCGATTTTCCTATATCATAAACATAATTTGAAACGATAGCTCCATATACACCACAACCACATAAAGCAATATCAAAGTCTCCTAATTTTGATACAATCTGTGTTTGAATATCTGTACACCAAGTATTAAATTTGATAAAACAAAAATCACAATTAGCAAATACATCAAATCCATACAATTTTTGGAGTTTAATTGTCTTAATTTGTTGTTCTATTTTATCGGCCTGTGGAGATATTATTAGCAACTTCTGATTATTCAATTGCTCAATCCAAGGATCAAAATGTAGATAATTAAAAATGTTTAATACAGCACTACTTACCCATTGTTTTTGTTTTAAAATATCCAAAATATATTTATAAAAATCGTTCTTATTTTCATTCATCAATTCTCTAAATTTTGTATGCCAGGTAGAAAATCCCATACAAATATCAGATTTATTAAATGAATCCATGTACATATTTGAAAATGCAATTAGATCTCCTGTATGCTGTAATCCCAATTGTGGTAATCCTTGAACCAAGTTTAACATGATATTCCAAAGATGTTTGGCTTGTATATCATTTTTATATTCAGATGATAGGTGTCCTGTTTTAAAAAAAGTCCCTTGTGTCGCATTATTAAGCATAAAAATAATGCTCACTAAAATTATACCATTTTTATCTGTTTGCGGAATTAAAAATGTATCACCATTCGCAATTTTCGATTTTAAATATTTTCTAAGTGTTGTATTGTCAATTTTGAACATAAATCTTGAAAAATTCAAAGTCATTGCTTCTATTGATGTTTTATGATTATTTTCTAATCTCCAACCAACAGTACCCCATACCTTAGTATTTGTTAATGGACGATTAGTTATAAATGGAGATACAAGCATATACGGCTTTGGCAACATATCATTTCCATAATCTCTTTGTTCATCTTGTTGTATGTGATATGTTTTTACAAAATAGGGTTGATTAAATACCTCGAAACCTAATATATTAAATAAATATATCAACTTATTATCGCATCCAGGTTTGCCAAATATGAAATTAAATATTTTTGCATCTTTATATGGATTATAATTAGAATGAAAAATCCACGTATCTTGGCTATCTGCTCTAGGTCCAAATAATTTACATTTTCCTAATTGTTTATTTGTATAATCAAATCGTAATTGTGTTAATATTTGCTTTTGTTTGGACATTTCACTCACTCTTAGATTTTTGACCGTTTTATCAAAAAATATATCTGCATTACAAGTTATTATATAACCGTTCAACTGCTCTTTTTCTACAAATTTAAATACATCTTTAAATTTAATTCGATTAACTATATTTCTTTGATCTATTTTATCACTTTCTACCCCTAATTCTTCTTTATTATATATTTTCTCATTCAACAAATAAATTTTGTCTATATGAGGATTTTCTACATTAAACCGTAAACATTTGCGTAATTCAATATTTCTGTTATTATCCTTGTGTACGAAAAATTGATAAATTAAATAGATTTTATCTGTGTCAGGTTTATTCTTTATTGGTATTTTACCAGAACGACTCAAATACATTTAATAGTATAAATAAATATATTTTTATACTATTTTCTTCCCCATTTTATCAATAATCCTCCTTTTCCTTGTTGTTTTTTTCGTTGTTGTTGCTGTCCCGACTGCATATCTCTCCAACTTTTAAATTTTCTATTTATTCTTGAATTTTGTACCCGTGCATTTTTAACACTAGAATTTTTATCAGTTATAGGAACATCAAAACTAGTAACATTTACCATCCAAATTTTATCTTCTAATTTTACATCATTCCATTTCATATCTAGCATTGTCCATAAACTATCCCTGTGATAGTGCAGCTTTTGGAGTCCAGTATCCGGATTTAATAATCTATCCCACCCATGCCATAAACCTATGATGTTCTTTGTGTCTGCTTGTGCATGTACAAATTGTGGATATACAATTTTCATACCACTTGCTCGAACCCGTTCATGTAATACATTATCCTCAAGACCCCATGTCCATATATTAGGAAAACCCGCTGTTTTCTCAAAATCACTTCCCTTAATCGCAAAAATACCCCCTAATGTATGTCGATAACCATAAAAATGATTCACTTGACCATGTTTTGTATCAAAACTAAATTGACCAATCTTATATGCCATAAAATCAATATCATGAAAAATCAATGTTATATTTTTCCAATGTTCAGGCCATTTTTTCTTTACATAATGGAAACCGATGTTTTTCATACCTCCTCTATTAAACGGTCGTTTATCTTGTTGATGTAGAAATAGAATACGATAGTTTGAATCGCCTAAAATATAGGGCATTACACGTGTAAAAACCAATTTATGTGGTTCTCTATCACGATAAGGTACTATGAATACTTTTTCAGGAGGGTTATCTACAGAGGTCATTAAAATATTTATATATAATTAATTTTGTGCAATTACGCCTTGTATTTTTTTAAAATTACGGATGGGATCAATGATGTTGATTTGGTTTTCTGCAATAACACTAATTTCTTGTAGCATTTATTAATCGTAACTTCACTTATTTCACTAATAAGATTAACATCGTGCTTACTAATATTCAAGTGACAACTTTGAGTTATGAAATAAATTATACCCGCTGCTACTGAATGTGGCGTATTTTCAGGCATCAAATTCATCTTCTCTATACGCAATGCTACAAATTCACTTACCTTGGTCAATTCCTTATTAATATTTAACTTACTACAATAACGCTCTATAAACGCAATCGGTTTAGTATTATGGAAATAGGTTTTATCGGTGTTTACCATATCCTTTTCCATATTATTTAACAAATGAATTGCGTTTTTACACCCCTTCGTTGCTGCCGTATTATCCAAATGAAAGATTGTTGCTATTTCCCTCGCTGTTCTTGGGAAATTACTTATTCGACTAGCTATATACACCGATGCTGCAATAACTCCATCCCTATTACATCCTCGGAATGTTTTCATTTCTGATATCTTCTTGTGATATCGAAGTGCGTCGTCAACCAACATTTTAGGAATACCAGCAGTTGATGAAAATGCCTTAATTCTTTGAAATTCGTCATATTGAGATTTCTCTTTATAAGGCATTGATTGCCATTCCGTATATCGTCTGATTTTTCTCATCTCATATGTGGATCTGTTGCCGCATATTACTTTGCAACCATAAGACGATTGTTCTAGTAATGGATTGATAGGCATTCCACAACGAGTGGGATCGGATGTTTGATTATCATCAGCACCATAATATCGCCATTCAGCAGACACATCCAGAGTATCTTTGTAAATAATACCGCATTTTAAATTAGTACAAGTTAAGAATCGATCCTCACCATAAGCTACAGCGCTATTGCATAAATCACATTTCTCTCGGGTTTTCAATACTTGTTCAGAATATACACATTCTAATTTTTTATCATCCTCTTTTACCTCTGAATTGAAGGTATCCCATAATTTTTTAGTGATTTTTTTAGATGATTTACCCTTTTTCTTTTTAGTAAAATTACTTTGCATTTATCTTAATTTACATAATTAAATTTTGCTTTTAATTCAATTTTTTATTATATTTATTTATCATATATGGGAGCCACACAATCTAAAAGCACATATAGCGGACAAGAACTCAAAGCAGTAAATATTTTAGACATATTAGCAACTAAATACATTCTTACCCAGAATTTCCAGGATATGAAAAAATTGGGTGATAAAGAATACTGTAATAAACTGGTTATTCTTACAGCTGATATCATCAAAAAATTTCTTAAAGAAAAAGAAATTACATATATAGCACAACGGGTCATCGATGGCGTACCAGTTAATATGAAAAAATCAGCTTCCGTTATTTATTTGTCTACTAATAAACTTAAACAACAATCACAACAGAATTCGCCTAAAAAAGAGTATAAACGGCGAATCTATAATCAAGATGGCTCATACAGAGAAGTTGTTCAACCTGGTGTATATTCACCATTAGACCCTAGGAAAAAAGAAAAAACATTATTAACAGAATTAGATATCCAAAATCCCCGAGAAAAGGATAGCATGTGTAAAGGTATCGCCAAGTTTTACATTAAAATTGCTCATTTATTCGCCGCTATTCTAAAAGCCGTGAATCCCATTTATAAATACGATGGGCACGAAATGAGTATTATGAATAAATCCAAAATTCCTAAAGGAACAAAAGTTCAGCTCGCCGAAGTAAACTTATGCAATAGACGCATTAAAACTCTAAAAGCAGAAAGCACTGAACAAGGTAAAATTAAAGTGCGTGTTAATAATTGTCATTTAAATAGAAAAGTTACTACAAAACAGCTTCACGAGAATATACTTGATGATCTTGACATCGATTATGGTGAAGAAGTGATCAAAGACAAAAACTTGGGACAGGAGATTGGTGTACCCGAATTGGAAAAATTATACTATGATATTTATGACTTTGGTACTGGTAAATATAGTGCTATGTCTAAAAAATCCCGCGCTGCTTACAATCAGGATTTGAAAATATTTTATAAAACATTTACCGGAAAATCGAACTACTCTAGTTGGAATGCTAGTGGCAAGAAAAAGTTTAGCAATATTCCACTTATTGCATATCATGATACCGAACAATGTAAAGATTCAAATTCTGCATGGCAACAATCTTACGAAGGAAGCAGTAGCAATCCATTATTTGTAAAATTTGCCGATAATGTTAAAAACATGCTTAAAAATACAAAAACGAATCAACAACAATTATTAGCCATTCTAGATAAATTATTTGTTTGGGTAGAAACACCCTCTAAATTTGCATCAACTGATTCTTCATTGGAAAGCAAAATGGTCACTATTAATCCTAAACTTACAAGTAAATCCCTCCAATCTTTAGTAGAAAAAACTCGCGAATTGATTATCAAAATCTATTTACAATGTGAAAGAGAATATCAAGATGGATTGAAATTATTTGAAGCTATTGTTGGAGAAAGAATGCTCAAAAATAGCATTGCGAAAAAGGAAAGTTTAGAAGCACAACTTGAAAATGTCGTTGTGGGTCAAGACGACCCGGAGCTTGAAAAAATAGTACAACAAAATGTAAATAAAGCATTAGAACCTAGACCATTGGTTGCACAAATGCCTCAACCAGCCGCAGCAGCTGCTGGAGGTGCGCGTAAAAAAAAACATCGCACACGCTCTCGTAAAAAAAAGAGGAGATAATATTTTCTCTCCCTTATGTATAATATGGGATGCAATAGTTGTGGATGTAAACAAACTGGAGGCCGCAGAACTCGCAGACGCAGAGTTAGAAAACGCAAACGCAAGACAGTCAAAAGACGCACCAAACGTCGCCGACGTAAGACCCGAACTCGCAGACGCCGCCGTTAATTTAGCGAATTAATTTAAAATATTTTTAACATTGTTAAAAATATTATACTCCACCAGTAAATTTCTTTCCAGATTTTTTACCTTTATTTTTTTCCGCATCGTTCTTTAGCAATTGCGCCGCACTACATAATCGCCTATTATGCTTAGAAGTGCGTTTGTGCCAATAGAATCGACATCGCTTATATAATCGATTACTATAGTTGAAACAATCAATTTCCTTTGTATAAATTTTCCGAGTAGATTTCTTGTTTTTCGTATGATTTTTCTTTAATTCGTTTACAAAAAATTTGGCAAAATAATCCATTGCTGCACTTCGCTCAGGATGCCATTGTACACCATAAAACGGATAAAATCGCCCTTCAATCGTAGACACATAATCTCGTCCCTTTCTATCTTTACTTGTTGATACAATTTTGTAAAACTTATCAATATTCTTGTGTTTTTTGAATTTTATTGGAGAGAGACCCATTTTATGATTGTTTAAAGTACAATCTTTGGTAGACAATTTCTTTATTTCTGCTTTAGTGGCTCGTCTCATCATTCGACTATTTAATCCTTCCTCAGTAAAATCTAAGGTAGATTGAAGATTATTAAATGAATCGAATCGTTGTAATAACTTTTCTAAATCATCGTGTCCATCTGCAATAATCATTAATTGCTGCATACCCATGCATCCTCCCCAAATTGGGAAATGATTTCCTTTATCATTTTCCTTCATTGCCAATTGTAAAAATTTTTTACAACATTTATAATATTCCGTTTGTGTTCCTGCAAAGGCACCACCACTGGGAAAGTATAAACCATTGATTTTGCTCATATATTTTTTGAAATTCTTAGTAGTGTAAGGAATAGGTAAAATTTTAATACCAAATCGTTTTAACCATTTAATATGAGAACTAGCAATGTATGAATCACCGCATACTTGGTAATACTTTTTACCAGGTGTTAATGGTACAGAAATCATACCAACAACCAATTTCCTTTTATTTTTTTTACTTGTTTTCTTATGTTTTTTATGATATTTTTTATGATGTTTTTTATGTGTTCTTGTCATATATATAAGTATTAGATTTTCTTATCTACAAGCTCATTTTTAACTTCAACACTCATTCCCAATTCACGTTTTATCGATGATTTTTCTTTTTCTAATCCATGGTGATTATCCGTTCCACCTGTCATATTTCGAATCATTGTCTGCCATTCCATTAGTAATTTGTCGTCTTCTAAATAATTGGGATGGGTTTTTTCCCAAAGTTTAACCTGTTTAATCTGTTTATATGTAATTTCATCAATTGTTTTGTCTATTTTTTCGTGACTGTTATCTTTTTCCCATTTGTCAGCATCCTTCACATAAAATTGTAACCGTTTTTTATCCGAACAATGAATAGGTCTTTGTGTTGGTTCCATATCCTGCAATTGTTTCACAAATATATTACTAATGCCTTTCACAAAACCATGGTTTTTAGTGTACAATACATCTTCCAAGGATACTTTTACATTATCCACAAAATCCGTTAGATTCATTGCATCTTTGCATTTTTCATTGAGGTAAATATTAATAGACATCCTATTATTATAAGTATTTCCCATTTTTGGAATAACTTCCTTCAATGTTTCCAAATTTGTTGTAGATTCTACTTGATTATTTAAAATCTGTTTCATCATAATTTTCAATTCCGCAACTTCCTGTTTCAAAAACTCTTTTTCTAAATCGATCGGTTCGTTCTCTACAGGTGTAGGGTTAACTTCAATTATAACATTTTCCAAAGATCCTCCATCCGATGAAAGCACGCATTTCTTCTTGTGTTTACTGAGACCAGAAGCATATTTATAAATCTTGTCGCAGACCATACAATGGTAACCCGCTTTTTGTGTTATCCTCTCGTTATCCAAGTTATCCATTTTATGTTTTGTAGTGGATAAATGTCTTTTCCAATCATAATTGTCCCTACATCGATAGTCACACTTTTTGCAGTGATGTTTTTGCCCACTTTTTTTCCCACCTTTTTTCATCATATATATGGATAACATAAAAAGCGCCTAAATAGTTTTCGCCCAAATTGTATCTAGCACCGAAAAAAAGGCACTACACTATTTCGTATCTACAGTAATCAAGGGTAAATTTAAGTTGTGTTTTTTTTAGCGCCCAAATTTTCTGGCGAAAACCTGTTTTGGACATTTTAAAAATGTCCATTTTCAATTCAAACCACAAACTTTTAAATAAATTTTTGCACTTTTATTTCTTTAAGTTCAAAAATTTATTATTATTTGTTATTCTCAATTTTCTTTAACAAGGCGGTATTATATATCAAATTTCCAGTAGGTTTATATTGAGAAACTTTTGTGTAATTCTTGTCTTCTTTCTTATTCACTGTAACTGGAACATTGGTTTTTCTTAATAATAAACTATTCATGTCCTTGGGGTCAGTGACTTTATTCTCAAGTTTCTTCGTTTCTTCCACATAATTTCCAAAACCATCAATGGTATATCCATATTTCTTTTTAAAATCGGTTCTTTGATACTTTGGTATATAATGTTGCCATGAAATAAATAGTAAATTGGGATGAGTGTATTTAATTACAAATCCATTTTGATTCAATTTGTCCATTATATACGCAATACACGCCGCCGAATCATAACGAGGTGTTCCTACTAAAAATTCAGGAACTACAAAAAAACAATAATGTTCCGTATTTTTTTGCCGTGACGCATATTTTATTTTTTGATGTGTTCGATTTAATATTTTTTTATAAACAAGAAGACGTAAATCGTTTGTTTGGCGCGTTCTGTTGTAAAGATCATCTAAATTTATTTTATCTCTAAGTTCGTCACTGTTCATTAGAATCATATGAGAAAAAAACTATTAAAAAATAAACGATACCACATTATAATATGACAATCAAACATATTGTAATGTGTGGTGGTGGATACAACGGTATATATACAATGGGCGCACTCGATTATTTATTCGAACAAAAATTTTTCGATATTAAAGATATTAAAACAATTTATGGTACATCCGTAGGAGGTTTTGTTGGAGTGTTATTGTGTTTAAAATTACCTTGGAGTACTATATTAGAATATGTTATAGAACGTCCTTGGGATAGAGATATAGTATTTTCAGCAGATATGATGTTTAATATGATTCCGAAAAAAGGAATACTGGATTCTTCTTATATACAGTTGTTTTTTACTAAATTATTAAAAGCGAAAAATTTATCGTCTGATATCACTTTAACAGAATTTTATAAATTTTCTAACATTCATTTGTTTTTCTTTGCCGTGGATGTGAATACATTTGAAGTGGTAAAATTATCACATAAATCTCATCCAAATCTTAAATTAATTGACGCTATTTTTATAACTTGCTCCATACCTTTTATTTTTCAACCAACATTTATAAATGAAACATATTTGGTTGATGGAGGTGTTTTATGTAATTATCCATTGGATTATTGCATAGAAGATGGGGCTAAAGAAGATGAAATTTTAGGGATTCAATTTCACTTAAATAAAAATAAAACCAGAACCATTGACCAATCTACCAATATCTTATATTACAGTTATTATATGTTTGATAAATTAGTCGGAGTAGCGAGGAAACCTCCTACAAATAGAATAGAAAATGAAGTTATAGTACCGTGTGATGCCATGAATATGGATATGGGTGCGAAAATCATAAACGAAAAAGATCTACGATTGTCATATATAAATAAAGGACGTGAATGTGCAAAATTATTTCTTTCTTATAAATCTAAAGAGCTGTATTTAAAAAATTAGTTAAATTATCTTGTGTAATGTCTGAATCGAATTCAATAACAGTGTTTCCTTTAACTAAGTAAATAGTTGGAAATCCAGTGATATTTACACTATGATCTGATTCGAAACTTTGTAAAGTACCTTCTTCTTTCTCTCCATTTACTTCTACAAATGTTACAGTAACTCCATTAATTTGTTGTCCATTGTATTTATCCATTGTTTTTTTCCAACCTGAATCTGCAGCTATAATATTTGTTTTGCAATGAGGACACCAATCAGTATAAAATGCGTAAATATTCGCATTTTTCACAGCACCTTCATCGGCACCATCTCCTATAAATTCTTTATTGTCTTTATATTCAGGATTTAGTTTAGGAGCTATATAAGTTGTATATACCCAAAATGCCAAAGCAATAAACAAGGTCAAAAGGAATAGGATAATTAAAAATTTTTTATTTGTTACTGCTTGCATTACAGTATGTTTGGCATTTGACATCATTTCACTCATTTATATAAAGATAGAGAAACTTGTAAGATTAGTTCAAACGAATATAAAGTAGTAATGATATGTGTAAATAAGATGTGGATACGAAACTATCAAGGAAAATTAGTATTTTTGAATATTACTAAATATCACAATGAAAAAGATCTATATGCTGCGTTATGGAAGATTAAATTCAATGTAAATATTGACACTGATATAAATTTTAACCACGAATTAATGTCCATAATTAATTCTTAAATCTTTTTTTTCTGACTTTAATATAATAATGGCTAAAACCAGAAAACGAAAGAAACATAAAAGGAAGATATATACAAAAAAACATTATCAGAGCGGCGATGGTATGGTAACATCTGTATGGGGACCTCCTTTGTGGCATTACCTCCATACTATGAGTTTTAATTATCCTATTAAACCAACTCCGGCAGATAAAAAACACTATAAAAATTTTATATTAAGTATGCGTTATGTTTTACCGTGTCGGCATTGTAGGGATAATTTAACCAAAAACTTTAAAGCATTACCTTTAACGAATGCCGTAATGAAAAATAGAAGAACATTTTCGCGTTGGGTATTCAAGTTACATGAACTGGTAAATACAATGTTAGGGAAAAAATCCGGATTACGATATTGTGATGTCCGAGAAAGATATGAACATTTTAGATCAAGATGTACTGAAGATAAGAAATTTTCAACGCGGAAAATACAAGCGGCCGTTAATAAGACTAGAAAAAAGAAAGAAAAAGGTTGTACTGAACCGTTATATGGTGCGAAATCAAAATGCATTATTAAAATCGTGCCTAAATCAAAAGGAGGCAAAAGTTTCCAAATGGATAAAAAATGTCTTAAAAAAAGATAAACCGTCTAAATATAAAATGTTTTTAAATAATAAATGACATTTTATACAGTTGAAGAAGTAAGTGAGCATAATACAAAAGATAGTTGTTGGGTTATTGCAAATAATAATGTATATGATGTTACTAAATTCGTTAATCGTCATCCAGGCGGCAAATTCCCCATTTTATCTAAAGCAGGAACAGATACCACCAAACATTTTGCTTGGCATTCTGCACACGCTAAAGAATTATGGAAATTATATAAAATAGGGGAACTAAAAATATCTACCAAGAATTGTTGTTGCTAGCACTGGCTTGAGATAACCAAGGAAGGGGTAAATATTGATTATTCATTGAATTATAGTTTGGTACTTTTTTGCATGTAAAAGCTGGTTCTGGGCATCTTGAACAAGGTGGACAAGGTTGACATGGTTTTTGTCTAGGACAAGCTGAGCGTTGTGGACATTTAGGACATACTGGAGGTACAATGGAAGATTTTAAAACATATAGATCTTCATCACCGTTTTGGATATCTACTCGTCTAACACCCCGTCTTTCTGACCAAAATTTGTCATATGTACTGTCATCATCGTTTGTTGGAGCTCGTGAGTCAATGGAGTTTATGGTGTTTGACCCGCGGTTTCTCGTACCAGTGCGCGCATTCATGATGTCTTTGTAGCTTTGCTTTGTTTCACGTGATTTTTCTTTTTTTGTTTGATATCCTTCCTTAATATTCATACCCAATGTAGATAATAATGCAACTGCTAATATGATAAAAAATAATGTTGATTTGTTGAATTTCATTATATATAATGAGTTAGAAAAAATCAAGAAATATTTAAGAATAAATCTCTCCATATATCATATATGCCAGCACAAACACATGGAAGAGCTAGAAACGGTTTTCATATCCTCGCTAATAGTAGGGGACGATTAACAAATTTAAATCAAGCACCCTGTGATACAAATGCCGCTTGTGAAAAGGCTTACTGTTGCGGACCTGCTATACAACCTTTAAATATGCGACCGAGAGGATGTAAACGTGGAGGATTATGCGCCTTTACACCAAATCGAGGAAGAAAAAGAGCTTTGGCTTTAGGAGGAGTAGGTTCAAGATCTAGTACTATTAAACGAGCTATTACCAGAAGAGTTGAAAATAGAAATCAAATGCCAAAAAACTATGTGCCCTCAGCAACTAGACCGCGCAATGCAACGGAATGGCCAACCGTTAATGCAATATGTAAAAATACACAGACGGGTGATCATTGTACCTGTTGTACAATAACAATGACTAAAAACCATCCTAGAAATGTTTGTTTAGGTACTTGTCAGAATCCAAATAGTAATAAAAATAAATGTTGTTCTTAATTTTTTTTTCTTTTACAATTATATAATGGTAAAATATTACGGAAGAGCTAGACAACGAACAGGATCTGTTAACAGAAACCAACCCGGTCTTAAAATGGCGGGATGCGTTACTGGTGGAGGTCGCCCATCATGGGTATCGCGATACATTAAAAACCGAGTAAATTGCAACGCAAGGGTTGGGTGTGTCGATCCAGTTACTTTAATTCCAACAGGGAAGCTTCAAGTTTATGATGCGAAACAATGCGTGCACTGTGTAAACAACCCTCAATACTTACTTGTTTCCAAAGCACCTCGCTCTCGTGGATGTGCAGGTGGAGTGTATATGTTAAGACACAATGTCAAATGTCGCTAATTAAATTGATATAAATGTAAAAATTATAATTATATCAAAATATGAGATCTAAAGTAAGAAAAGGCATTCGAAGCACACGTAAAATTTTGAAAAGCTTTTATGCAGAAGATAGTTTAGAAGTTGGTGTTGATGAGGCAGGGAGAGGTCCCTTATTTGGAAGAGTTTATGTTGGTGCGGCTATTTTGCCTCCCAAAGACTTTGATCATTCATTGATGAGAGATAGTAAAAAATTATCTGAAAGAAAAAGATTACAAGCTTTCGATTATATTAAGGAGAATGCAATTGATTGGTCGGTGGGTTATTTTGATGAACTTCAAATAGATGAAGTAAATATCTTTAATGCAACTTTTGGTGCTATGCATAAAGCATTGGATAATTTACAAGTGAGACCGGAAATGATATTGGTTGATGGGAGTTATTTTACTCCTTATACTTTTGAAAATGAGACAGTTAGTCATGTATGCATTGAACAAGGAGATGATACTTATAGTTCAATAGCAGCAGCATCTATTTTAGCCAAAGTATCACGAGACAAATATATAGGCGAATTGTGCGATAAACACGAAAATTTAAACACATTCTATGGTTTAGCTAGCAACAAAGGTTACGGGACCGCGCAACATATAGAAGGGATTAAACAACATGGAATTACTAAATGGCATCGCAAGACTTTCGGTATATGTCGTGATTATAATTAAATCATAGAGTAAAAATTGATTTATAAAAATCTTTTTTATAATAAGTAATAGACAATGAGATTCTTAGTATTTGATACTGAAACAACTGGTTTAC